CCCGAAAAGAACTCTTCTTCAGCGGTCTGATGTTCTTGTTCCTGTTCAGAGTGTAAGCCTTGTAAGAATCATCGGGCAAACAGAACGAAAGGACTGCCTTGCGATTTTTATTGAAATAAAAAGCGTGGTCAGAGAGAACCCTAGTAAGCCTGTGCTTTCTCACAGAAAACAGCTTATTCATAAACCCTAATCCATCAGAAAAAGAATCAAGCTCGTTCTGAACAGAAGCTGCGAGTTCGCTGATGAAAAGGTTGATCCGAGTAGTAATGAACTTCTTGCAGTGCTCGGTATACTCAAGCGACTCTCTGGAGTGGTGCAGGGGAACAGAACCAACCGGAGCGAAAAGAACCAGTCCAACGGTATAAGACCAGTCTTTGAGCATAGGGTGATCCAACGGAATGCAAGCGTCGATCTTGATGGGATAAGCGATGCCGCCCATCACAATGAAATTATCTGTAAGGCTCGACACTGCCCACTTATCGGTCTTAATCAGCCATTCAATTTTGTTAACCTGCAAATCAGCAACATACGAATTGCGATCTTGAAAACGCAAGACGCTGTTGAGCGCAGTTTGAAAAGAGCTAACATCATCGAACTTGACTGCAACATTGATCTCCAAGCCAGACGGCTCGTTCGACTCGCATCGATTCAGCATCGAAAAACGAGTGTCGCCGTGCTCGTCAACGTAAACCATCACGGTCAAAGCTTCGCCGCCGTGATAAGAGATAACAGTAAAAGAATCAGTGTAAGACAGGGGCGCAAAGCGACCGATACCAAACCCGCCAATGCAGGCATTATCAGAACGCTTGGTCGAGCGACCATACTTGGTGTAGAGACCAAAGAGGTCAGCTTCAGAGAGGCCAGCACCAAAGTCGCGGACCTTAAAAATGGCATCAATCCTATTGGGACACTGAATGGAAATGGGTTGCGAAGAGCCGCGATTCGCATCGAGTGCGTTGGCGACGATCTCACGAACCGTAGCGAGAATCGGCTCGGAATAGTTGTTCCGCAGGAGAGAGGAGACGTACCTCATCTCCTGCTGGTCAATGGTAGCGATTTCGCTACGGAAGTCGTGAGACTCGACGACGTTCTTTTGGATGGTTTTGACAATCATTGGAGCAATTTGATTACACCCCTAATATGCCACAGGGGGCGGGTTCCGTCAAGAAGTTTTCTTAACTTTTTCTGAAGAAATTTCTAGAACCTTATCTTCCAGCCACTTACGCTCAGTTTCTGACAAGACTTCGACGGCCAGAATGAAATCGTCCTTGAACGAGGTGTTCGTAATTCTGAACTCCGCTTGGTATTTAAAATTCTTTAAAAATTCAGCGTTGAGAGTATTGTAGAGAGCGTATACTTCTTGAACACTCTTTGAAGAAAATACGGGATGGAACTTCATTTTAATTGATTTTAATTTGCAGGCTCAAAAGAAAGCGCGAGCAGCTTCTTGTAAGTCGTAAGATTCTTGATGTGAATCCAAACCTTTCCTTGCTCCATAATCTGCTCGTCGGTCATACCTTCTGACACAAGGTGGTGGATTAGATTTTCGTTCAAAGCAAGAAACTCAACCTTACGTGAATTGAAATTCCAAGCGATAACGCTAGAAAGGCTCTGCATTAATACTCTGTAACCAGTGAAAGATTTTTGTTGGCTTTCATGCTCTAGGTTGATTGCATCAATTTCAAATGGAATATTTTTTTCACTTAAAAAAGCTGCGACTTTATCTCTTGTGCTGTCTATTTTGCTTTGCATTGTTGGAGGATATGAATAATTGCGTGATCTTTGGCTTTGAGTTCTACGTCAAAGAATACGGGCTTACCGTAGGAATTGGGAATACCTGTGGGCATATCGGCGTGTTTGCGTGTGCCATTGACACCTTCGGAGTAATGAAACAAAGGGGCAAGAGGCCAAGTAGAGTAAGCGAGGTGAAAATCAGTAGAGTCATCATTGCCGTGATTGCAGAATTGGCGATGCAGAGAATCGTAAGTGATAGGAATGCCAGATGTCAAGTAAAAGTACTGGAAAAGATTACGAATAGACCAAGTGCCGCTAACATTATCGTTGACCTCGACAACAAGACGACTGCGAACATTAGCGGGCAAGGTGTTGAAGACAGACAGAAAACGTTGGGAAATTTCTACTGGATCGCCGTCTTGGCGACAATGAATGTTGAGTGGCGAGCGATAGTCTTGGGGCAAGCCGATAAGGTCAAAAAGGTTGGCGTGCTGAGTGAGGTCGTCAACGCTATTACGAATAGCGGCAGGGTCAAGGCTAGTAAGCGTGATGTATTCTGAAGGGTGAGCAGAAACGCGAACGCCGGTAAGCTTGATGGTGCGAGAGATGGCGTCAAGAGCAGCGCGAATGTCGGACCAATTGGGCAAATCTTGCAGGCGCAAGTTGACTATGGGGTGAGAGATGACAGGTACGAGCGTAGAGGAGAGTCGGTAGCCAGCAATACCGCAATTCGCGCAGTATTGAATAATGGCGTTGGTAACAATAAAATTGTTTAGGATGCGTTCGCTGAGAATGCGAACAGCGTCGGCGCGAGGCAGCGCAAGGAAACGAGTCAGAGTCATAGTCTGAAACTTGATTCCGCGCTCGGCAAGAACGTTGGAGATGCAGCAAAGTGAGAGTTGCATACTGGTTAAGTTACGCAAGAATGTGCTTCTGTCAATAGATTTTTTTGATTATTTTTTCTTTCCTTAGCTATCGCTTTAAGTTCTGACCGAGTGACTAATTTTAAATTTTCTCTACGGTTGTCCATTCTGTTGCCATTGATGTGGGTTACGCAAAATCTTCTGCTTCTTTCGGGATTCCATAACATTCTGTCCGCAATTTCCAAATGAACAGCAAACAAAAAATCCTGTTGGCATCTTAGCTGCAAAAATCCGTCATCATTTATCAAATCGGCTAAATGCGACCTCAAATCTTCATCTTCTGGAGAAAAAAAGATTTTTGATTGATCAATATTTTTAAACTGCCTATTGAAAAATTTATTGTGAATATACTTGTATCTAGTTGGAATGTAGTGGCCCATTTTTTTTATTAATTAGAAGTTAACTGTTCGATTTTTAAATTGTAGCAGCTTGACGGGAAAACGTATTTGTCTCCTCTGGGATCGGGATCGAAGTCGCCGCCATTAAAGAATGTAGCCTGCTCAAAAAAATCCTTCTTCTTGATGTAGCCGAGAATCCAGCCCCTGCTGTAGTCTCCAAAGATACTGGTGAATAGGTAGTAGTCGCATTTCTGCTTAGTGTTGTATTCTTTCACCGTACAGTTGTACCAAGGCTGCGGCACAACGTTGCGCTCTTTGGATTTAATTTCAAATAAAAATAGCTTGGGCGAGATCCAGTCGAAATCGAAGCTCATATCCGATACGATTCTGCCGCCCCAAGTCTTCTGAACCATAAGGTCAGACAATGCGGCTATCTTAGTTCCGTGATTATTTGTGTCCGAATTATTCAAAATTGGAACTTGCGCGGCTCTTTCCAAAGCCTCGCTGATCATATCTTGATTTATTTCGACCTCAATCATTCGTTATTTTTAAATTGATAAAAGTAGTCGTAGTTGTCTTCTGCGACCCACTTGCCTTTACCCTCACAGGTGAACTCCCCATCAAATACCTTCCAGTCGGGCCTCTTGTCAAGCTTTTTGGAAATAAAAGCACCGCCATCTTTCCAGATCACTCGGTTGTTTGGCTGTAGGAATAGCTGATTAACCGCATCACCTTTCTTATTCTGTAGTCCCCAGATGAGGTGGCCGCACTTGTGGCCCCCAGCCATTTCAGAATAGCCGTAGGCAGCGTCAGGGTTATCATGCCAGTCTATCGTGAATAGATATTTGCCCTCAATCCATTCACGATTTTTTAGCTGTACTTCAACCGAGGCGTTCTTGTGATACTCGTATCTCGTAACTGAAAGAGAGTTGGAGAAACAGTCCCAAAGTTGCAGCCAATCAAGATCAAACTTGGAGTGTTCTGGGTCTTTAACCAGATAATGAATTGGCACTCTATCGTGCCTCGACCCAAACTCCGTCATGATTTGGAACATCAAGCATCGTCTAGTTAAAGATGTGATGCCAAACACTTCACAAGGAATGTATTCTGTATTTTTATTAGTATTATTATACAGAAAATCACTCTTCAGATAAGCAAAGAACGTCGGAATGTTTGAGTTGAGGTGCGGCATTATTAAAATTAAATCTTTTTGGACTTATTTGCCTTTTTTGGATTCTTGTTTTTGACAAAAGCCTCCATTTGTTCGATTGTCATAATATCAAGTTCAGTCGTGATGTACTTGTAAAAATCGGGAAAACACTCTTTTAGCATCTTGAGGTTAACTACGCTGGAGTCCATTGATGGGCGATTAAAAGAATTATAAAGAATTCGGATAGCCGTCTCGTCGCCTTTGATTACGGATTGACGCAGTTCTGGAGACAAGAAGAACGAAATGAAGCATTCTTGTAAACTACTGGTAATCATTTTCACGCCAACTTCGTACTGCTCCTGCTGAGAAAAGAACATATCAATAGGAATGTTCCAAGCCAACATCGGCGTATTCTCGTAATGGATAAAAATCTTTAGATTCTTTTCTTTGATCTCGGCCCAGACAACTTCGCCAAGATAATTATGGCAGACCTTGAAAAATTCCGAGATACTATCGCGGATTTTATCGTCAGCCTCAAGCTTGGTCATTTCGCTGGCAGCAATCCGCGTCGTGTCAATGATTGCTTTCTTAAAATTCTTTCGGGTGATCTTGCGATCAAGCAGTGTCTCAAAGTCAGCTTTGACCTTTAAAAACTCTTCGTATACCTTGTCCTCTTGTTCTTTTAACGTCATCATAGTTGATTTTCGTGCTTATCAAAATATGGTAAAATATCTCGGGTGATTTTTAATAGCCATCCGCAGGAAGTTTGCCAGTGTTCGATCTCACTGTCCCACATATCCTTCATTCGGCTTACTACCCGAATAGAGTCGTGCTTGTAGAGAGTGACTTGTTGACCAGTTCTGCCACAGATCAACTGGTCTCCAAACACGTTGAAGGTTGTATTTATTTTGTACGTCATTGTTGTAAAACTAGTCTGATTTGGCATAGGTAAGCTTCTGGACTAACCGAGAACCAGCCCTTAATTTCAAGCTCTTGAGTGAAGAAACTTGTCTCATTAACTTGAATTTCGCCCTCAATGCCGAGTTCTGGCACTGAAATTAAAATATAGTTATTATTTGAGATAACTTTGGCTTTTGACAAGAGGTCGATTTCATACTGCTTTTCGACATCGACTCCGAGGTGCTTTGCTGACTTTTGCGTCAGTTCAATTCGTCCTTTGAATTTCATAGAAGAAAATCTTTTATTTGCTTGATTGCGGTTCGTTTTTCACTAATCGCCTGATCGAAGAATGTCTGTTGATGCATCAGGTTTGCTTGAAAAGCAAGAGATTCTGCATAATTAGTGATGCCATTTTTCAGTTTTTCACCATCGATAATCAAACGGTCAGGAATCGTATAGCCACACTTTTGAATAGTGTTTGAGCAATCGGCATCGAATAGCATAACAACGTCTGCCATCAAAGCTTCATAAAAGCGATTAGCCAGAAATGCATAATTTTTATGCGTATGCTCGTCCTCCATATAAATGGAGTACTTAAATTTGCGAAGATCTTCGTTATTCTTCTGCCATTCAAGTTTAGGCATATAGTTGCAATTGCAGCCAAGGGCTTGGAATTTTTTCCAATTCTTATTGGAAGCAGAAAGAAATACTCCTTCCCTCAAGAACTTTTTAAAGGATTCGGCTCGCCATTTACGGTAGGTGCCATAATAAATTACGCCATTCTTTTGCGAATGGTCAACTGGTTTTCTGTTCTCGTCCATAATCAACGAGTTCAGATTAACGGTCAGCCACTTATAGATAAAGTCGTTAAGTTTTCTATTTGCAATATTCTTGTTCAAGATCCAGTGGCGATATCCTTCTCTGGGATTGTTGCAGATCATGTCGTATACCAAGCCCATATTGACCACGCCCCAACGTAAAAGCTGATTGTCTTCAATATCGTGATCGTTTACAAGCCAGATATACCTTGCCTTGGGGTTCTTCTCTAGAACCTGACGATAAGGTACATGGGGCATATAAGGCGAGGCATAGCAGCAGATGATGATATCGTACTGCTTCTTTAATACTTCTGGTAGGAAATATTCGCCATCAAGAAGATCGGCGCCAAGAGCATTCTTCAAGATTAAGCTATTTCGACAATGTACGATGGAAGTGTCGCTATAATCCTCTGCCAGCGGTTTACGCTTGCTAGTAGCTTCAATAATCAATATATTCATTAGATTGGGTATAAGTATTTAAAAATTTCTTTAGGCTTTTTCGAATTGCCCTTGTTCATTAGAATAATAAATCTCTTTAAAACTAACGTCATTTAGAAGCTTTTGGCAGTGCTTGCACGGCTTACCCATAGCAACTTTATTATTCCTGTCAATACGAAATGTAACTAAGGTATGCCTTGAGTGGTCTATGTTCCCTGACTTAATAACGGCGCAAGCTTCTGCGTGTAAACCACTTCCATCAAAGTAGCCATACTTTTGGTTAATTGGATGAGATTTTTTGGAGTTGCGTCCAATAGAAACTATTTTGCTTTTGTTTAGGATAAAAGCGAAGTGGCGACAACGCAATTCAATATCGTCATAGATTATCAGATTCCTAGCAAGGCTTACCAGTCTGCTTAAATTCATTGCTATGAATTTAAAGGGCTCTTTGCCCTTTGTCAAGCCTTTTTGAGAGTTATTTTGGTTTTTCGTAAACCAAAGTTAGGTAAAGGTCATTATCATTAAAAACTTTTTTAAATCCAAAAAGATTTAAAAACCTTATATATGCTTCAAATTTTTTTCTTTTTTTGTAAACTGGAGCGTAAAAAGTGTCAAAACGCATATCGTTCAGAGTATTGATAAATGTGTCGTACATTGCGCTAGTTTGGATAGCGTTTGCATCAGCAAAACAATAGAGTAGTTCGGCTGTTTTTGTAGTTTGGGGCTTGATTATAAAAGCTGCCCCAGCCTTATTTTTATGTCTAAAAACGAAAGAATGCCTAGTGTTTTGCTGCAAAACCTTGCTTATTTGCTCCAAAAATACTGTTGGGGAGCTATGCGGACTTACGCCAAATGAAGATTGCGCCGAAATCGCTAGTTTTAATATATCAGGAATATCTGTCAAATATAGTCTTGTGACCTCAAAAGAATCTATTTTTATCTTGCTTTTAGGGTCCATCGGTGTAATATAATCTAAAGGTAAAAGGAAATGTCAAGGGAGTCTAGTCAAAAAGTAAATTCTGAGCTATTTTCATTAGAGCCTACCGCTCTTTTGGAATTTTTTGTTATTTACTATAACTACGTTGAAAGACCTGATGATAAACTTTACATTCACGGCGGAACTAATGGAATAAATAGTTCCATATATTGGCAAGGCGTTGAATATTTGCCGTTCCCAATTCAAAGTTCAGAGTTTGAAAGTAAGGGCGATGGCAGTTTGCCAAGGCCCAAATTAGCAGTTTCCAACCAAGATTTTTTTATATCTAATTTAATTAGAAGATATAATAATCTTGTAGGCGCCAAAATTGTCAGAAAAAGAACCTTTTTAAAGTTCTTGGACGATGTTAACTTTTCGGAAGGGAAGAATCCATACGGATCAGCAGATCCAAATGCTGGTCTAGAAGATCAGGTATTTTTTATTCTGAGAAGAGAAAGCGAAACTAGAGCCTTTGTTAATTTTGAATTAGCCTCTCCGCTTGAGATCGAAAACGTAACATTCCCTAAAAGAACGGTTATGGCTAGATACTGCTCTTTTCATTACCGAGGCAATGGTTGCAGATATATGGGCGAACCAGTAGCTGATGAAAATGATAGAAGATTGTCTCTTCCCACTGATTTTACCAAAGGATCATTAATAAGAAGAAAATATACTGGAACAACAATGCCTTCAAGCAATAGTACTTTTACAAGTGCTATAGCTGCGGCTAATTTTTCTTCTGAGACGCTGGTTACGAGTACTGCTCCAGAAGTTGCCGATAATTATTATTACGAATTTTTAGGGTATTTTAAAGCAGACTATGGCGAGGGTGGAACTTACTCTTTTCAAGTTCAAGTTAATGATTGTGTAGAATTGATTATAAATAATACTATTGTATGCTCTCGATATTCATCTAACGGTTCAACTATAAATGTCTCTGGAAGCATTACATTGCCAGAAGGCTACCATAGGCTCGTAATAAGGTTTTTTGAAGCTAACGGAACCGGCGGGGATCAATATTTAACTTTAAGCTATAAAGTTCCAGCTTCTACTTCTTTTGTCTCTGTGCCCTCTACTAGATTTTTTTATGATCAATTTGAACTTGGACTCTTAACCTCTACTCAAAGATTTTATACAGCGGTTTCACTTTCTAAATCTATTGCCCTAGACAACTCCACAGTAAAAGGAGAAACATTTGCTGGCATATGGGAAAATGGTAAAAATTACCGAGTTGGAGACTATGTTTATATAGAAAATTATAATATTAAAGTGTCTAAAAGAGATTGTAATGATTCTCCTAATTGGCAACCTTTACAAGTCTTTTATTTTTGTATTAAAAACCACGCTTCTTCGATGACAAAATATCCGTCTTTGGACAAAGAGCATTGGGTGGCTGATCAATGTTCTAGGACTTTAAGTGGCTGTAAATTAAGATTTGGGAACAAGGGTTATTTGCCATTTGGCGGATTCCCCGGAACTGAAGAATATTCTATTTCTATATAAAATGAAATCAATAGTTGATCATGCTAATACATCAGAGCAAGAAGTCTGTGGATTTATATTAGTTGATGAAGGCAAATTAAAATCGGAACCCGCTCAGAACATTGCATTTATCAAAGATAATATATTTGAAATTCATCCATTAGAAATTTTAAAAAAAATAAAAAGCGGGAAATTAGCGGCGATATATCACACCCATCCAGTTTCTGGAGAAGCTGAATCAATGTTTGACAAATTTAACTGCGAAAATTGCTGCATCCCGTTTGTTATTTATAGTAAACAAAATCAAAAGTTTAATTTAATTCTGCCTAAAACAGTTCATGTAAATAAAGAATATGTAACTATATTAAAAAATAACTATGACTAGAGTTTATTTATATGGAGAATTGCGAAATAAATTTGGGTCTGAATTTAAATTTCAAGTAAATTCAACAAAAGAAGTTTTTTTAGCTATAAATTCAAACAGAAAAGGATTTATAGATGAGCTAAAGAAACTTGCAGTAAAATCTATTCACTATAGAGTAGTCATCGATGACTATATAATTACAGATCTAAAAGAAATAGAAAGTAAAAAAATTCCTAAAGAGGTTCATATTGTTCCTATTGTATGGGGCGCTGGATTTGTAGAAGGCAGCATAGCAGCAGTAACTGCGTTTTTAGAGTATGTTGGCGTTCAAGCGGCAGTAGCTGGTTATATAGCTACCGCTGTTGTATATATCGCTATCGCTGTCGCTATAGCGGGAGCGATGATGTTGCTTTATCCAGAACCTAAGCCAGACTTCGATCAAGAAGTTCAAGCTGGATCAAAGTCTTATCTTTTCGGCAATAGACCAAATAATAAATCTCAAGGCCAAGCTATTCCTGTTGGATATGGAAGATTAAAAATTGGTGGTTCTCAAATTAGCATCGGCGCTTCTCACCATCCAATGAATATGGATGTTAAGCAGTTGATGACTCCTGTTGATAAGCCTATTCACGACTATACTTCGCTTGAATTTGAAAACGAAGCTCCAGACTCTACTGACGGATTAATTCAAAATTCATTCTCAACAAATCAAGCAGGAGAAATAGATGAGTCAGTATCTTTCGCTTCTGCTACAATTGTAAATTCATACGTTGATATTGTTTCTAAAAATGCCGTCAAAGTTACCAGCGGTCCAGTTGAAGTAGTCGTAAAAAGAAATGGGGAAGTTGTTTCTAATATTGATTTGGATACTTATGATGAAGATATTGAATACGAGTGGACTCTGCTTGAAACTGTAGAAAGCAGAAGAAAAGGTGTTATTCCAAAAATAAAGATCGAAAAGCCTTATGCGTTCCAAAATGGATTGGTTTTTAGAAGTTATCATCCCCCAGATTACAAGTTAACTACAGATTATGAAAATGCAACCAATACTGGCGGGGGGTATTTTTTTGAATATTCTTCTGGTGATTTGGTGAAATTTGGCCCAACACAGTTTCAAAAATTACCAATTGGAGATTGGGATTTTTCTACGAGATATTATAGTGGGCAAATGGTTAGATACACAACAGGAACTCAAACTGATGTTTTCTTCCAAACTCTTGTTACTGGTACAGGCGGGGCAGTTTTAGGTTTTGATAGCTCAGATACTGGTGTTTCAACCAATCCAACAGGCACTGATGGCCTTATAAGAAGTAGTTTTTGGACAAAAATAACTTCTCCAACAGGAGAGTTTATATACAAAGCTCTAAGAGATGTTGTAGGGCTATTACCTTCGACCGGCGGGAACATAAGCAAGTTGCCAGATTGGACCGGCTTGTTCGCAGTTACAGGAAAAATACAGTTTGATGAACTTCTAAGCGGGATGCCGAATTATAAATTTGAAGGAGCCTATGAAGGCAAAATCGAAGCTATGAATGAACAGCGTGCATTCGGCAGTAATACAAATGCAGATAATTATGTAATGGAGCTAATGGGATATTTATATATTCCAGTAGTAGAGGATTTAAAGAAACAAGTCCCAGACGCGACTCCTAATGTAATGTATGAAATTCTAAAAGTTGGCGACACTGGTCAATGGAGTGGAATAGGGCTAACTGGCGCAGGAGGCGCGGCCATTCCTCCAAAACGTGGAATAACATTTGTAAAAAATTCAACCCAAAGCACTGGAGATGGACTTTGCTATCCTGTCGTAAAATATAAATTTAAAATAGATTCTGATGATGCTGCGGACTTGTATATCGACGGACAAGTGGCAAGCACTTGGTATGGAGGTCATGGGCTAGTAAGTCCATCAACTCCAGCTGGAATCGAAGCCCTTCCTTCTACAACTAACGAACTGCTTCTAACAGCTGGATATCATCATGTTTATGCAAGGCTGCAAGATGGAGTTGGTTCTGATGGAATCAGTTTCTATTACCAATACGACACAAATTGGGACGGAGGCTATTCAAATTTTGTTGTTATTCCTCAAGATAGATTAAAATATCGTCAGATATCTGACATTAATTTTCCAGAAAATGAAAAATTTGTGTCGAGATCTTTTCAAATTCCAGTCTCTAACATGGTAAGCGGTAGGCAATATAAGATACTGAATCTTGGAAACACTACAAACTGGACTAGTATTGGCGCAAGTTCACCAGTAACTGGCACAATATTCACTAAAACAAATAATACTGCTGCTAATGGTAACGGTTTTGTTTTTGATGATTTGTATAATTATGCCGAATCTAAATCTTCAGAAGGAAATAGGGTTGTTCAATTCTCTGCCGAGAGGCCAAAAATAAACGGTGTTTTTAGCAACGGATATTCTTCTTTTTTTGCTAATTATAACTGTAAAGTAACGTTGGATGGGTTAACTTTAACGACTTCTCCAGTAAGGGTTAAAATTAGGATGTTAGGAACAGATACGTCATTCAGACAATTAACTTCTGCAAACTTACCACTAGCAAACTATAAAACATAATGAAAATTTTAAATAAATATAGATTTGCAAGAGGGGCTAAGAGCGATCCCCCAACCCCTAGGCTAGTTCCGCCTCCAAATAATCAAAATCTTTTAAAATCAATATCGGTTTCCAGCAGCGTAGATCTTTTGTGCGAAGGCCCAATATATGGACTTGTTGATCAATTTGGCAAAAAAGTATATGGATTAGATATGCTAAAGGGCGTTTATTTAAATACAGTACCAGTAATGAACCTTAAAGGAGAATATAATTATAGAAATGTGCTAATGGAAATAAATTTAGGCACTGAGAATCAAAAACCTTTAGTTAATTTTGATCATGTATATATTCCAAAAGTTGCTAATTTTAAATTAATTGGAGCTATAAATCCCAGCGAACAAGATATTAGACCTAATGGAAGCGAATTTTCAAATGCAGGAGTAGAAGCTAAAAACTTCAGTGCATGGGCGAGAGGGTCTGATGGCTGGCCTGATGTGTACCAAGATCCTTTTGTCTTTATTCATCATATTAGAAATAAAGATGTTAAAAAACTAAAAATAGGTTTTGTAATCGAGCAATTGTACGACACCATATCAGAAGGCGCAGGAAAAGGAGATGCGGGAAGCATGGGCAATTTCAAAAAGTGTTCAGTAGAGTTTTTAGTAAAGTGGGGGATTGAAGGATCTACTATGTTCTCTTCAAGAAGAGTTATTGTTCAAGGAGTTGTAACATCTCCTTATGCTTATATGATCGGAGACGGAGCATCTACGCTAGATTCTTCGGCGGCGAATTCTGGCTCTCTTGGTGGGTTAAATCAAGCTTTTGGATCTTCTATAATTAGAACCTCTTCGATACCAGCAAACGATAATTCAAGAAGAATTCCAGCCATAACTGATGCTCCTGATCTAAATAGATCAAATCCAACATCGAGATCAATATAATATTATTATGCCAATACCGGAGACATACGAGGAATATTTAGCCAAAAAAATAAATCGCAGAAATTACTCTGATATTTTATCGATAATTTATTCTTTGAGAAAAAGGCAAGATGCAGAATATATTCCTCCATCTTTTGACAGGATCGTTTACGCATCTCTTGCGGTTGGAGAAAATTCAGCGTCTGCTGTATTTAATGTTTTGTCGGGGTCTAGCTTTGCCAGAGGAAGCCAAATAACCCTATCCGGTACTGCAACATATAAATTAGTAAACGGCGCTACTCTTTTATCTTTAAACCCAGCGATTAAAGTTACCGCACAAATCGATATTGGAAGAAATGGCCCGCCAGATAGTTTACCAGCTTATCAAATTGACTGCAAAGCTTCTGAAATAGACAGTAGCGGTGTTTTTAGCTTTGTAATTCCTTCTACGATAACCTCCAAACTTTCAATTGGCAGGCATACTGTTTATATTGACGCCCATTCTCCCAACAATCCACCAGTTCGTTTGACTGCATCTGGTACTTCAGACAACCAAAGAGAGTTTACAATTACAGCTTAAATTTTAATATAAGTATATGTCAGACGAAAACGAAGATGATAAATTAGCTTATGGCGAGGGTGAAAGTGATCCCGTCCTTCAAGCTATTATTGCCGCTAATAAAGAGGAAATTGTTTTGCCACCAGCAATTGATGGCAAAGATCGATACGTTACGATAACAAAAACCTCTACCGAAACTACTAGTCCTCTTATTAAAAGAACTGTTGGCGTAGATACTATTTACGAAATTATTGATAGAAATTTCTCTTACCCTCTAACTGCTCACGTTGGATTGAAATTTGATGCCCGTACATTCGCAAATATACCAGATAGAGAATATGATGTAAAAATGAAAAAAGTTAAGGTTCCGTCTAATTATTTTCCATTAGGCGGTAATGGCTTGGATCGTAGGTATGTTTATTCAAATCCTAATTATCCAGCCAACCCAACTACGCTTGATGTCATATTTATGATTGATCAAAATATGAATTTTGCGATGAGATCTTTAATAAAGAGAAACTTGCAGCAATTTTTAAGTAAGTTAATATCTGGATATACAAATGTAAGAGCTTCGGTTTGGCAAACTCAAAGTGGGACTAATACCATAGTAAATCCATCTACAGAAGAAACTATAAATAATTTTACCTATTTTGATAGTGATTTGTTTTTTGAATTAGAAGTCCCAGATTCTACAGGAGCTAATCAAACAAATTTGTATAAAAAACTTATTGATGCTTTGGCAACTACCAGTCAGATATCTCCAGCAATCGATCCTGCTGAAACTTCTATAGCAAATTTCTTTTTAAGAAAAAGTCAGTTTAGCATAACTGACGAAGTTGGTTCAAAATCAGAAGATTATACCTTAGAAAAGGTATGGAAGAATACGGTAAGAAAAATTATTTATTTTTCTGGATCTACGCCAGAAGTAATGTCGGCATCGACGTATCAAGTTTTATTAAATCACGCAAGAGAAAACTGTATTCAATTTTACTATTTATATGCTGATGCACAATTTTCTGGAACAAGAACTCTTAGAGAGCTTAGTGATGATAGCGGTGGTGGCTCTTTTAATATGCAGCACGACTCTGATATTAAGCTGCAACAATTCTGCGACAACAATTTTTACGACAGCAATAAAATCTATTACGGTGATTGGGATGGGACTTTTAAAATCGCATGGACGGATAATCCTGCTTGGGTGCTTTATGATATTCTTACTGATACTAATTATGGGTTGGGTAATTATATAGATATATACTCAATAGATAAATGGACGCTTTACGATATCGCAAGATATTGCGACGCTGTAGACGATAATGGAAAATTTGCAGGCGTACCAGATGGCAAGGGTGGTCTTGAGCCAAGATATACTTGCAATATTATTTTTTATAATAAAGACGAAGCCTTTAAAGTTGTTCAGGAAATGGCAGCAATTTTTAAAGGAATAATATACTGGAATACTGAAGGTTTTTCGTTTTTTGCTGACAGACCGAAAGATCCAATAATGTACTTTGGAAATGCTAATGTAAAAGATGGTGTATTTAGTTATAGCGAAGTTGCAAAAAATAAGCGCTATACAAGCGTAGAAGTAGTTTATAATGACAGGTTTGATAATTTTAAAGCTAAAATTGAATTGATAGAAGATCAAGACGGCATTAGAAAATACGGTCTAAATCCATTTAGGATTATGGCTGCTGGATGCACTTCAAGATCAGAAGCTAGAAGAATTGGCAGATATGTCTTGTGCGGATCAATGTTTGAATCAGATACGGTATCATTTACCGCTGGTCTTGAAGCGGTTTATCTTCAACCTGGAGATATTTTTGCAATAAGTGATGAGGTCAGAAACGTTGGTAGAACATTTGGAAGAGTGTTAGAAATAAATAATAACGAAATCAAAATTGATGGAGAGTTCGTAAATGGACTAGATTCTGGTATTTATCTTCATATTCCATCTGGAAGCTATTCTATTTCTGATTTAAATAATTTTACAGGGTCAGACGGAAATTTTACTGGCAAACTTGGACAAATCAGAGCGAGAAGGCAAAATCAAGCAAGAAAGTTTAACATTGCTAATGTACAAGATGAAGATGATAGTTATGGAGCGACGATAACGGTAACAGGTGATTTTCTCGCAGTCTCGGCAAAAACAGATATCTATCCAGTTGTTGGAAGAATTTCTGGTGGAGGTGTTATAACTGGAGAGACTGTATTAACGGGAATAAATTATATATTTCCAAACCAGACGGTAATAGAAGGAAATCCTAAATGGGACTCAGTATCATTTGAAGATATTTCGGGGGTTTTTTCTTCTGAAGATATAGACATAACGTTCTCTGGATCGGCTGGATCTGGACAGATAGTTGATTGGGTCCAAAACTGGACGGCAGATATTGAATTTGCTTCTTCCTCAAATAGTTCTTTAAAGATAAATAATTCTTTAGTTGGAGTTTCAAGCTCTAATGAGATTAGAATGTTTAGACTCTCTTCAGCTGGACAAGTTGAAGCCTCGGGAACTCTTTCAAACTTAAATGAATTTTGGACAAGCTCTGTTCATACAGACGCTGATGCGGGAGATGCGCTTATCGTATATACAAAAGGAAATCAAATTAGTAATACTTTTTCTCCAAACAGCATTTGGTCTACAGGGGCAGCTGCAACAGAGATATATCAAATAGGAGATGATATTTCAGCGTCTTCTTCAAGTTTTGGATATGCGGCGGCTTTTATAAAAGGAGGCTACCGAATTGTAGAAAGAGCTTCAAAGGGATTATCTGAAAGTGGTAAAATTAAATTTACATATAGAGATTTATTAGCTTATTCAAAACTAAGACCGTTTTATACTATCGTGCAGGCTGACGTTGGAAACAGACAGCCTTCTGTTTTTGATGAGTGGCAGGCGTCTAGATATTACAAAGCAGGAAACAAAATAAAAGTAACAACAAATGGAGTTTCTGTACCATATGTGTGTGTCAGAACGCATGAACAATCTTCTACAGGTTTCGCCGCAGATTATACGGCTCCTATTTTAAGACAATGCGATATCGAAGCAGGCAATAAAAATCTAGGATTAACAACACAAAATTCTTCAGAGGTTGCTGGAATTTCTCTAGGAATGATTGTAGAGGGCGCTGGAATACCAAAAGATTCTATTGTAACAAATATAGGAACGAGCCCAGTAACTGTCTCTATAAGCAACGCTCCAACTGCAACAGCGAATAACGTAACCGTAAGTTTTTACTCTACTGCTTCTAAGTGGAGAATAGGAAATAACGAAGGTTATTCTACTGTCGGCTTTCCCAAAGATTTTTATGGAAATAGTAAAATTTATACAAATCAAACTTTAACAGCCGCTCACATATCTGGAGCATTTAATTCAATTGGAATTGATGTGTATATTGGAGATGGCTCACTTGGTCAAACAGATATAGCCAATTTACCAGAATCTAGTGGTTTAGGATATAGTGGACTAGTTTATGGAACTGGTTTTCCAAAAGGATTTTATGAAGCAGTAATTGATACTAGCCCGAAAGATTTAGAAAAAATCCAATATGGAACCTTATATGTTTTAAGCGGCTCGGGCGTAGAGCCAGAGCTTTATAAAACAATAGCTATAAAAGAAGAAGAAGCTAATTTGTATTCTGTTGCAGCTTTAAAATATCTGCCAAATAAGGAAGATTTTATTGAAAAAGATATTTTAAATACATCGCCATCGATTTACGTGCAGTCTCCCTATGACATCGTAATAAAGCCGAGCGGGGTAACTATTCTGTCTACTGGCCTCGCATACAGCGGAGCGGTTCCAACTGGTTTAAATATTTCTTGGTCTGCAAGTGCAAGTCCAATTGCAGGATATAAAGTTTATGTTTCAAGGCCAGATTACTCAACCCCAGCTGAAGGCGATTCTATATCTGAGCCTTATACAACCGCTTCAAATGTAACCTCATTGGCTATTCCAATCAAGCAAATTTGGGGCCAATACGACATAAGTGTCTACGCACAAGGAACCTTGTATAAATTTTTATCAGATGCTCCTGGTCAAACTGGAGTAATGGTTTTGCCCGCCGCAACTCTTAGCGGATTAGGCGCGGGAGGATTTTTCGCAATAACTTCAACAATTCCAACAGGTTTTACAATTAATACTGCCGACACTAATAGTTTAACATATGGAGTGTATGATGTTCCTAGCGTCGGCGTTGTCGGCATAGGTAATGGAAATTTTACTTCAAAAAATTTAACTTTCAGATGGAAATATATCGATCCAACTGGAGGAGTTATTGATTCAGTCGAAAGAATGTTACAAAATCCATTTGTTGATCTGCCTCCTAAAATATCAGTCCAAGTTTTAGATGAGGCGTCTCAACCTCTCACAGAACTGATACAGTCTTACGACAGATTTTCTTATACAATTACTGAAGAACAAAATAAACGGCTTACTAGTAGAGAGGCCGTTGATTGGAAAAATGTAGAGCCATCAAGAAACTTGGGTCTCAGAGTAGTTGTAACCGATAACACTTTAAAAACTAAAACTGGAGTTTTTATGGCTTATAATGTTAAGCCATCTTACTCTAGAATAGATGTTATTGATTCTTATCAAGATTCTCCTTATTTCATATTATCTGGATATTATGGTAATAAATATGGAACTGGTCTCGCTTTTTGGGGTAGCGGAGTTGACGGAATCTTGGGTTCTGGGCTAAGAAATTATGAAAATGGAGCTTTATTAAGAAGCGAAGATAATGATCGAGAAATTTTATTTCAAGATATTTCTGGAGCATTTAAACACGCTACGTACAAAAATGGAGCAACCTTTAAAACTGGAATTAATATTACATACAGAGGCGGTGGAGAAAATGATTATAGAGCCTATGTTTATTCTTATTCTGACTTAAACGAGCACTACATAAAATATGTAGATAAAGCTATACCAATAGAAGTTTGGGGTTCTGGACACTATGAAGAATATGGATCAAATGAAGGAAGAGAAATTCCTAAAACAATAGGAAACCCTATTGGTTTCGCAGATTTAAGCGCTATAACCGATTCTTCAAAAACTGGATTTTCGGGCGTTACCTTTACTGTTTTGACAGAAGAAGTTTCAAAGGGAGAATTAATATTTAATTGCTACTCTTCTTTCTCAAATAAAGATGTGTGGTCTATTGATATATACACTGGATTATCAGGAGCTTTTGAGCCTGATACTGCAAATAATACAAATCTATACAGATATCATAGCCTATATAAAACTAGATCATATCTCAATGAAATTAGAATTTCAAATGATCTTCAGACAGGTATTTATTATTATTTTAGATTTGTTCCTTGGGATGATTTTGGTCCGGGGCAAATGTCTGATGTGGTAAGTGGATATTTAGAGCATCAACCAATTGAAAGACCCCAATTACCAGTTTCAGTAACTACATTAAATGGAGGGAGAAACGAAGACGCTGAATTTGAACCTACCACTGCTAGTTTGACAAGAGGCCATAAGTATCAAATTCTTGATCTTGGCAGCACAAAAAACTGGACAGATATAGGCTGCGATACAACACCAGCCGTAGGAATCCAATTTATTTATAATGGAGCAGCCGTTACTGGTACAGGCGGTAAAGTAAAAAGAGTTGAAATACAAATTCCCTTGGGAGAAGAGGATTTAAACTCAACTATTATTGCTGATACAGCAACCGATTCAACCTACAGATTACCAGCGGACGTTATACAAGGCTCAACCGCCACAATTATCAATAGAGGAGATAAAGATATATATGTTGAAGATGCTGACGGTCAGCAAATTTCAGTAATCCGCCCCGGTGAAAGAAGCGATATCATCAGGGCGGATGATCAGTGGTATGATCCTAGAGGTGCTGCACTTTATCTTGAAAGATAATTAAAACTTAATATTGAATACTGACTCGTCGATATTGCTATCGACACCTTTAACATAAGAAGAAATTTCAGTTTCTTGTGGAGCAACTTGAATTTTCTTACTGTCGTAGAAGCTGTCCAGCCAGCCAGCGAGCGGATTAGACTTAGTATTATAAATTCTTTTATAACCCATTGATGTCAGACGATTATCTGCAAGCCATTCTACATAATGCTTGAGTGAATCAGAAGTAAGGCCAACAAGATTCCCCTTGGAGAATAGATAATCAGCCCACTCCTTTTCTGACTCAACTGCCATCTTGTAAGCTTCATAGATGCGATCTTCATTCTTCTTGACAATATCTTGGAAGCCTTCCTTTGGTTGATCGCGCAGAATCTTTAGGATATTATGGCTGATAGCAACGTGAAGATTCTCATCTCGGGAGATTAGGTTGATGATTTTAGCATTACCTTCCATCTTTCCGCGATAACCAAAGTAGAATGAGCAGGCAAACGACACATAGAACGTGACGCCTTCTGTGATCTGAGTAGCGAGCAGCGCCTCAAATATCTGCTGGCGAGGATCATCGCTCTTGGTATTTAACAAGGCGTCATAGCGATTGGAAATAGCCTGCGCCCGTTTAACAATCTCCTTATCCTCCAAGATTGAATCAAAGAACTTGGTAGCGTCTGGATGGACGTTTTGCAGAATGTAGGTATAGCTATTGCTATGAACAGTCTCAAAGAACGACCAGACATTCATACAAATCTCAAGCTCTGGATTGCTTACATATTTGGACAGAGAGTTGATGCTGCGACTGAGCATCGAATCGGTCATTGTCTGGAAGCGCAGATTGCTATCAAAGACGAATTTCTCTTCGGGAGAGAGTGTCTTGTAATCTGCCGCATCCTTGGTAAGATTCACTTCCTGTGGACGCCAGAAGAAGTTAATCTGCTGGTCGTACAGTTCGTAAAACTTGGGGTACTTCAGTCGGTCATACCGCTGAATCGCCAAGTCTTCACCAAGGAAGAGAGGCTGTTTAAGGGAATCGAGGTTGACTGTGTTAAGTACGGTTTTCATTTTTATAGAGTGCAAGCTCCACCAGCGCAGCCCTGAGAGTCATCTTGAGCTTCTTCTGATCGAGTTTCTTGCTTGGGTTCTTGTTTAGTTGTATTCAGTGCCGTCTGAGTGTCGCCGTCAAATGTATTTGTGTAATAAAGATTTTTAATACCATACTTGTAGGCAAGCATTAAGTCGCCAACAAGCTCTCCTTGACTTGGAATTTTATTGGTATAACGGGTAGTATTGTAGTAAAGGTTGGTCGAAATACTCATATCGACAAACTTCTGAAGAGCAGCGACAACCTTGAGGTAGCCAGAGTTATTCGGCATTTCAAAAGCAAGGGTGTAGTTATTCTTGTTCTTTTTCATATGAGGAACAACAACTGGAATAACGCCAGCCTTTGAACGCTTATAGGAGATCAGGGAGCGGGGAGGCTCGATGCCATTGGTAGAAGACTGGATAACAGAACTGCTTTCGACCGGCATAAGCGCGGTTAAAGTACTGTGACGCATTCCATGCTTCTTGATATCCTTGCGGAGACCTTCCCAATCACAATGTAACTTCTCGGTCACAAACTCATCGATATTCTTGCAGTAAGTATCGATTGGCAGAACTCCATCAGCAAACTTAGTTTCCGAGAACAGCTTGCAGGGGCCAAACTCCTCTGCCATTTTAACAGAAGCCTTGATCAGATTGAAGCTTACAAGCTCCATAATCTTTGCGGCTTCATTAGCAGCATTCTTGTCGCTGTACTTTACACCAAGATCAGCAAGATAACCAGCAAGGTTAGTGACGCCTACGCCAAGACTGCGGCGATTCTTAGCGAAGTTAGCTGCGGCAGGAACAAAGTAGTTCTGATGATCAATCAGAGAGTCTAACATTCGCACGATGATCTCACATACTGGCTCCATCTCGTCGCCATCTACTTCAAGAAGATTAACCGCAGAGAGAATGCAGACGCCGATCTCACCATTAGGGTCGTTGAGATCTTTGATCGCCTTCAGCGGATGATTAACCTCAAGGCAAAGATTGCTGGTGTCAACTTGCGCCTTCCAAGAACCGTGAGAGTTTGCATGATCGACGTTCATCAAGTAAATGCGGCCAGTCTCAACTCTCTCCTTAGAGAAAAGGTAGAAAAGTTCACGCGCATTCATCGTCTTCTTGAACTTCAGATCCTTCTTCTTTTCAGCAGCCTCATAAAGCTCCTTGAACTCGGGCATTCCGAAACTGTTCCAAAGCTCTGGAACTTCGTGATATGAAAACAAAGTGACGGTCTCATTCTTGATTAGACGATCATAAAATACACGATCAAATCCAATGCAGTAGTCGAGCTTGCGAACGCGGTTATCATCTGTACCAGCATTATTCTTCAGAACAAGAATATCATCAATATTGTGGTGGAACCAAGCGACATTAATGGTAGCAGAACCGCCGCGAATGCCGTTCTGATGGCAGGACTTTACGGTTGACTCAAACATCTTCAAGAAAGGAATGGGTCCAGTATGGCTGACCATCCCACCCTTGACAGGAGAATTTACGGCGCGGATACGACTAGCATTGATACCAATGCCGTAACGGTTACCAGTTGCAAAGCCAATCGCGCTATTATTAGCGAAGATAGACTCAAGAGTATCTTCAACCGTAAACAAGGCGCAAGAAGCATAAGACTTCAGAGTGGTTCTGACTCCCGCCATAATCGGAGTTGGCAAGTTAATCTTATGTAAGCTAAAGTAGTTATAAGCCTTTTTAATATAATTAATTCGCTCGCCCTTATAGTCCTTGAACAAGGTCATTGCAATCAGCATATAAGCGAACTGCGGTGTCTCATAAAGCTTCTTTGTGGTTCTATTTTGAACCAGATACTTCTCGCAAAGCTGCTTGATGCCAGCGTAGGTAAAATTAAAATCGCGGTCGTGCTTGAGAGCTTCGTCCAGCTTATGCCATTCGCGTTCGTCAAACCAATTTAAAATATCTGGATCGTAGACCTTATTTTTAATATTATCTTTTACAAAGTCAATCAGCTTGGGTGCGTTCTTTCCGCCCCAAACTTCCTTGCGAAGATGATAGCTCAAAAGGCGCGATGCAACATATTGATACTGAGGCTTTTCCTCGGAGATCAAATTAGCTGCGGCTTCGATCATGGTATTATGAATGTCCTTTGACGAAATGCCGTCAAAGAAAGACAAGTTGGCGTTCATGCCAACCTCTTCAAAGGAAGTGTCTTGAATACCCTGACAGGCCCAAGCTAAAACTTTATTAATTTTATCAGCGTCAAACTTTTCCATTTCGCCGCTTCTCTTCTTAACAGTCATTTGCTTTTTCATAGAAAGTAAAAATAGGTAAGATATTTTACATATCAAACATTAAAGATGGGAACTAAAAACTCTTAACAAGAGTTATTTATAGCTCTTGATAAAAGAAAGTGTATTCAAGCGAAATCCATTATTCATATAAAATCCCTGAATTCTTGGATCTCCACCGTTACACATATAAGTCATTGACAGAAAGTCAATATTTTTTTCTAAAATAATTTTTTCGACTTCTTGCAGTATACGAATTCCGCCAAACATGGTTGGCCTGACCGTAAACCAATGAGTCTCAAAAAGCCCAATTTTATTACAAGAAAAGTCTTTTGCAATTAAACCAGTAAAAACTGAAGCGGGCTTATCATCTTTATAGTAGGCGACAATAACTGATTTATCTTTATTTAATATAAAGGAAGAAAGAACCTGATCATGAATATGATCAATGTTCCACTCACCAAAAACATGTTTTTGGTTTTTTATAATCTTAGCAATTGTATCTGCCTCTTTCTTCATTTCTGAAGAAAGAGTTTTTAACTCGGAAATTGTGGTGATTCTTTTAACCATTTGCCAACTGCTTGATTAGCACACGGGCTTCTTTTGCGGGAACGTCAGACCAGCTCTTCCAATTTTTAGCGTCTTCATTGCGATAGGTCTCTTCGACCCAAAGTTGGCGCAACCAACTCTTAAAATCAGAAAACTCTGAACCTTCGGCGTTGCTAGCAGCAAACTTCTTTTCAAGAATAGCTTGAGGAGAAACATCGCTATTACTTGAAGATGCAGCGGCTATCGGCTTCTTTGAAATTTCATCTTCACCTACGATATGAATACCAAGGAAGTTGCGAACAGTACGGACAAAAGCGCGGTTTGCGGCGATTGTCTCAAGGAACTTTTGACCAAAGCCGTCAGTATTATCATAAGTCGCATTAGCAACATCCATTGTGCTTAGGGACTCCCAAGCGTCTTCTCCAGCTATCGGATTCGTGGATTCTTGATTAGTCATCCAGTCGATTGTGCAAGTAGCGACCACATAATCTTTTTCTAGCTTTGGGAAAGCAAAGGTGATTCTGTTGTAGCCGCGAAGCTTAGCCACTTCCTTAATTCCTCCAAGCTTGATAAGAAGCTGTTCGTCTCTCAAGTCTGGCGTGTAGGCTTCTGGGACAGGGCGGTTTCTGCGTTCAAACCAATCCTTGTTAGGATACAGGTGAGCGGGGTTAACCATTGCACGCCAGTTAACTGTTCCATCCTTATTAAGAATGTAGTTAACATTTGAAAGAAAACCGCGACTATCGCGAAGAGTGGATTTGTTAAAGGTTTGGTCGCTCATCTTTGTAAATATAGAAATAATCTGATTCTTGCCAGAATGCCTGATCGTCTACTACTTTTGCGCATCTGTCAAGCTTTGGCTGCTTCTTTTCCCAAAAAAGTTTGCATGAATAGACCTTTCCTTCTGAAAAAATAATCTTTTCAGAATTAAAATTACAAGACTCGTCAATATCTGATACGTTTTTAATTCTAGACTTCGTAATTACTTCGTCTTTATCTAATTTAAAATCAAAAAATTTCTCGCATAAAGATGACCAATTATCGTTAAATGGCGCGGATAGATTTAATTTTATTCCCAAGCTTTTAACTTTTATCAAAAAATCCTCTGAGATTTGATCGCTGGCTACGACATTCAGTCCGCAAATCTTTGCCTTAATTGAATTTAAAATATTAATATTAATCTCTTTTGCAGTGACTATATTTACTTTACAAATACTAGCTAAACGTAAAAGGTTGTCTTCACTAAAGTGATAGTCCATTCTTACGTTGCAAACTTTATCCTTAATAAAAATTGGATAACTGTTTGAATCTGGGATGACTTCAATCGTTGGGTTTCGATACTCGGGGCCAATAAAAAGAGTCTTAACAAGATCTAGATCATTGGGAACATCAAGATGATCCAAAACTGCCTTGGCAACAGCCTCGGGTTTAATAGTATTGATATTTTTTTTCTTTTCGGTTAAAGAAAACGAAGGCTTGCCATGCTCTGCCCAATCAACTTCAATAAGCGAGCGATTCTGTCTGTTGCCCCAAACTGGGAAGCAGTTCTGGGCATAACAATAAGAATATAGGGCGACGATCTTCTTGTCGTAATGTCCTGCCAAGTGGGTCGATAAACTATCGATTCCTAAATACAAGGAACTGTTTTTAATGAGATATGCAAGCTGTCTGATACTTGTCTTACCCCTGAGATCAAGATCTATTCCTGCGACAGACTGGTCGCTTTCAATACCTACATGAACAATCTTATAATCTGTTGTGTATTCTTTGATATATTGGAATACCTTTAACCAGTAATCGTACTGTCTGGAGTTTCCCTTGCCGCTGGTTTGAAAAACAATATATTTATCTAGGGATACTGGATAATACTGCTCTAAAATAAACGGCTTGTCTATTTTAACTCCACAAGAAAGGGCATAGCGCTCAAGAATGTGCATTTTCGGAATATAGATTTAGTTCGATAAGATCGGCTCCATTATGCTGGTAATCAAAAAGCTTTTGGGTGCCAAAATGAGGTAGAAAAGCAAGGTTAAAGTAGCCTTCATAAGCGCCGTGTCCTTCCATTGTCAGCAGATTCTCCATAAAAGGGCTGAAGACAATTGCCTTATGAATGAAAGGATTGCCCTCTAAGATATTTAAATATTCAGCCTTGGTGGCAAAATAAATATTAAAGTTTGGATAAAGCTTCTTGATTGATGGCAATAAAGAAGTAGAAATAAATACGTCACCAGCGCTCTCTGGCATTACAAATAAAATTCTTCTGCCTTTGTCGTCTTTATTCAGTATGTCCGAAAATTCAATTTTAACATTTTCTTGATTCTCTTTGACGGCAACGCTTCTGAAATAATTTAAAATTTGCTGACGAGGAATTCCATTATTTAATTGACTAAGCCAGCTTTTTACTCCATCGTCATTTGCTTCGACCTTTACTTTTAAAATATTAGCATATAGATCGATAACCCATTCTAAGTTCTGAAGATCATCCTTCCCCTTGTAGTTTGGGTCGCGAGGAATGAAAGAAGTATTAAAATCCCATTCAATTTTTGGAGCATCGTCAATAATTTTTTCAATCTGCTTGCCGATAATCTCAGCAGAAAGATTATCAATTACAAATTGTCTACCAATCTTGCCCATCTCGGCTAGTTTAGCGGGACTCATTTTATAGACTCTTTCCAGCTTTTCAGCAATTGATTCTGGAAGAGTAGTAGCTTTGATAAAATTACTACCTGGTTCGTAATAAGGTTTCCAGTTTAGGGAAACGCCCCCGCTTTCTTCTGTGCAAAAATCTTCGCCACAAGAATAATTAGTTACCAAAGTTACAAGCTCTGTAAGCTTAGCTTCTGTAATAGGAATTTCTTGCCCACCGCTTGTGAAAGGGTGACAATAAACATCCATCAGGTTATAAACTTCGTTAAGCTGAGCTTCTGAAACTCCCTCAGTAATATTTGTAGTCTCTACCGTTCCTTTTGCTCCGCAGTATCTGCAATCAATTTTTTGTCCAGCGAATGATTTTACCTCAAACTGCTTACAGCTTTTGCAGAAGTAAGTTGTAAGAACATCTGAATTTTCAATTCCAGCGTCTTTAATTAATCGAGGAATATCCCAACCTTCCGACCAATGAGTGTGAAGCAAGAGCTTTGCTTTTACTTTAGGATTTTTATCTTTGAAGATTTTAAAACCTTGGAGAAGATTTGGAACACTCTTTCGAAGCTGGTTTCGGAAAACGAAGCCAATAATAAACTCGTCCGAAAGGTTAAACTCTTTTCGTAGAGCAGCGCGATTTTCATCACTAAGTCTGTAAAAAGCAGAAGTTTCTCCTGCACCTCTTAATGTTTTGATCGCCCCGTCCTCATATCCAAGACGCTTGACCTCTTTAGAAACAAAAGAGGCCCAAGCATAATAGTGCTTAACTTTTGGAATAATCCTTAAAGCATCTGGGTATATAGGTAACGAATCTAATGTAGTCCAAATCATGCAATTGTTATTCCACCATTTTTTATCAACTAAAGGAGATAAAGCCCAGATATCCTCTACGCCGATATAAAAATCCGGCTTTACTTCACTAAGTAACTGATCAATCTCAAATAAACCGTATGCAGCCGTTCTAATTTTATTCTGATCTCCACCGAGAGACTGCATTTTTGCATTATCTGGTAGCGTTCCGTAAGCTCTCCAAGGTAGTGTTTTTAGTTCGTCAGCATCCTTGGTTTTGGCGTTAGCAAACTCAACAAGATTATACTTGCCGGTCTTATGCAAATAGCGAAGAACGTTCCTCATGTTCTTGCCAAAGCCAGTGAAGACTCTGCTATGGTTACTGTGGAGAACTACGGTTTTTTTCATACTGAATGCTCAAAGAAAACACGAAGATAGTTTTCCATAAACTGGGCGATAAGCTCAGCTTCACCAAGCTCAAATCCAATTAGGAAAGACTGTTCGCCCTTCTTGATACTAAATGAAAAAGCATCTTCGCCGCTCTTTTTCTGATACGGCCCAAACATAATTGATGTTGTTGAGCCCTGATAAGCGTGAACCGTAGAAAACTTAGAACAGCATCGGACTGAACGGATGATTGACGCCGCCTCTGTTTCGTTTAGTTTAAGCGCCGCAGTCTTTTCTGGATTTTTGGCGTTCTCTGAGAATGAGCCTTTTCTAGTCTGATCGTTCCAACCAGCTTGCTTAACGAAGCTAACGTAAAGATCTGGCGCTTCTCCCTTTGCCTGATCCTTGTCCTTGTAAGAGACGTTGAAAGATACCGCTGTCCCTGTATTCGACTTGTTTGGTTTATAAAAATTAAGGCGCATAAATCATCAGTTTAACGATGATAAATGCGCCGGTTCTGATTTAAAGAACTTTTATTCGATAATTACGCGAGAAACATCACCCTCATCCCACTTAGTTTCATCCATTGAGCCTTGAGCCTTTTTCTTCTTGCGGCGGTACTGAGAATAGCAAATCGCAGCGCGCTGCTTTTGATTAGGATATTCTTTGTTCATTGTCTCTGAGCCCATGCAGGAAGAAATAAAATCGTCTTCCTCTTGATTTTTCTTAGGAGTTGGGATTGGCATATACTTATATTTACACTAAAAAAGAAAGGCTGAACTTGCGTTCAGCCTTGGTTTATTTAGTATTTAAAGTTAGCGAGCGGTGATTCTTCGACCTTGAAAAGTGACAGCCGTAACTTCGCTCTTTGCAAAGCGGCGATTGCGGCCAGAATTGCGGTCCTCGACAGTAATAAGCGAAGCGCCAAACTCTACTAGTCGAGCGTTAATAGTCTCAGTCGCTGTTTCAAGGCCGAAAAAGCGGCCTGCGGTATTTTGAATCGTATTGATTGCGCGATTGTTCTTAGTGTTCATAGTTTCTATTTCCAAAGATTATAGAACTTCTGTATGCTATTATCAAGTTTTTTTTCAACAAAAAGCTTATGGCTTAGTTTATTGTAATAAGATTGTGATTTATTTATCCAGTATCTTAGCTTGATATGGTTCCTTACTCCAAACGTCATATACTCTGCAATTATTTTTGAATTGAAATAAGCGAATATAAAAATATCAGCAGCCTGTCTATAGCTATGAAGTTTTGTTTTATCTATTTCGTATGAGTTTATAAAACTTGCAAATCCTTCATCAGAGGCGTTCATTGTTTCACGCGCTGTCCACATATCAATATAAATATTCGCATTAGCGGCGTATTCAAAATTTATAAATTTAAATTCTTTATTTGAGTAAATAATATTTTCTGGCGACAGGTCGAAATGACACAGACCACAATCATCAATATTTGATTTATAAATAGTTCTGAAAAGAGATCTCAGAGAGCCTATCAACTGAGCAACTGGGAACGGATCGTAAATCATTGAAGCTTCAAACGGACACATTCCGTTAAAAATCTTCACGGTTTCATCTTCATTTTTTATTTTAACTTTGTGTATTTTTTTAATATCTCTTGCAAATAAATTAATAAAATTTAGTTTTGAGCTTAATGGATAGTTTGATATATCAGAGACGAAAACCCCTTGTGGAAGCTCAAAGCAAAGATATTTATTTAATTCATCTTCTTTTGAAGAAGAGATAATTTTAGGATGAAAGGAAAAATTATGCTCAGCTAACTCTTTCCAGAAGTTTGGCAATTCTGGAGATAAATTAACTTTTATTAAAAGCGGCTTTTTACCACTTACTCCTATGTAGGAGTCATATAAAACCTCTGAAGACCTTTTTTCTAAATTACTTATTTCTGTGCCAAGTTTTAATTCTATTAAACGCTTAATATCATCAAGCATCTCCTTCTCGATTGGGAGAATGTCGTTGTTCTGTATTACGTGCTGAACGAAGTTTTTTTGATTTTCCATCAACCTTGATAGCCCCGTTTTCTACTGAGACTGCAATATGATTATAAGAACCTGACGCCAAAACGTCAACGATCTTTGTTTTTAATTCATTCTCAACAAAAAAGATAACTTTTCTAGCGCCGTCGTTAGAGTTCTTTGTTTCCGCAACAACTAAGGAATATAGATGTTCTGTTACTATAAAACTAACATTCTTTTCTTTTAGGCTGTCTTTTATTTTAGACACTTCTTTCTCAGCAATCTTACGTAAAGCCTCGTCCGGCAAGGAGTTAAATACCACAACATCATTTAATCTGGCTAAAAATTCTGGGCGGAAAAACTTCTGAAGACTTTGCTTAATAGCGTCTTTAGTAAGAACTTCGGCAGGCGACTGAAAGAACCCCATTTTCTTGCTGTCTCCAAATTGAAAGCCTATATTGCCTGTTAAGATAATGATTGAGTTTTTAAAATCAAGTTTACGCCCAACTGATGTTGTAAGTTGGCCGTTATCCATTATCTGAAGCAAAACATTAATAACATCTGGATGCGCTTTTTCGATCTCGTCAAAAAGGAATACGCTCGACGGGAACTTCTGAAGCTGTTCAGAAAGAACATTAGATTCGCCAAATCCAATGTAGCCGGGCGCTGATCCAAGAAGCTTCGTCACAGAGCTTTGCTCCATATACTCTGACATATCTAATCTGACTAAACTAGCTTCGCTACCGAAAGCTTCCATAGCTAAAGTCTTAGCCAGATAAGTCTTACCTGAACCCGTTGGTCCAAGAAACATAAAGCTACCAAGGGGGCGGTTGGGTGAAGATAAGCCAAAAGATGAACGAACGACACAATTCGATATCTTCTTCAGCGCCTCATCTTGACCAAATACGTGCTTCTGCAAGTTCGCGAAGATGTTCTTAAACTTTGAATCAGATACGTTGGAATCAATAAAGACTCCGATCTTATCGGAAAGCGCAGCGTAAAGATCTTGTTTTGTAACACTCTTGCTTGACTGCTTCATAGAAGAAAACCAGTGATTATACTTATCTTCGTATTCTTTTAATACGAAAGTGATATCGTCGTCTTCTGATGTTTCGGCAATTTTCTTTTCCAAATCCTTAAAGAATAAGGGTCTGGCATATACCTTTATTTTAGACTTTGAGCCAACGTGATCCATAAGGTCGATAGCCTTATCTGGGAATCTTCTGTTTGTAATATACTTAGCACAAAGATCAACAACGCCCTCTAGAATACTATCTGGATAAGATACAGCGTGAAAAGCTTCATAATGCTGCTTGATGTTTTTAAGTATTTTTAAAGTATCTTCTTTTGAAGGCTCCTTAATAAATAACGGCTCAAAGCGGCGATTCATCGCGGAATCATTCTGGAAATACTTCTCGTATTCTTTCTGAGTTGTTGCTCCGATACAGCTAATCTCGTCACCAGCAAGGTACGGCTTTAAAATATTGGAAGCATCAAGAGAGCCTTCGTCATTGCCAGTTCCACTAATTGTATGAATCTCGTCAATAAACAAAATAATATTCTTTTGCGCCTTTACTTCATTAAGAATCTTATGCAGACGCTCTTCAAATTGGCCGCGAAGATTAGTTCCAGAAACAAGCGCGGTCATATCTAGCTGTAAAACTATTTTACCTAAAAGAAACTCTGTGCAATCACCGGACACAATATTTTTTGCTAGTAAGCCTACAACTGCGCTTTTTCCTACGCCCGCTTCTCCAACAATAATTGGATTTTTCTTCTGCTTGCGACAAAGAATCTCAGACATTTGCGCCACTTCCTTTTCTCTGAAACAAATAAGGTCAAAGTCGCCCTTCATAGCCTTCTCGTTATAGTTTATGCAATAATTTTTAATCGCTACTGACTTTAAACTTGAGTCTGAAGCTGGCGCAGATGTCGGAGCTTTCTTCTTTGGGTTAGAGATATTCTTACACCCAGAGTCAATTTTTTGGACAATAAATCCAATGTCGATGCCATTTTTCTTAAAAAACTTTTTAATAAATGGCGAATGAGTAAGTGCAGAGCGGAAAATATGCTCTACTCCAGTATAGTTTTGATTATATTGCTTGGAGTATGTTAAAGATTCGTTAATAATTTTGCTTGCAGTAGTTGTAAATTCAACATTTTCCTTTGCGGCACCTTTGACGATAGATGGCAACGCTTTCCAAACAAGCTCTGCAAGCTCTTGAGGAGAGATCTTAATCTCGACAAAAGCCGAATTAACGATCATCGACTCTGATTTCAGCACAGCATAAAAGAGGAAGTCATCGCTGATTTCAGCGATTTTCTTTTCTATGCAAGCCTGTTTAGCAACATCTAAGACTCTTTTGGCCTTTGGAGTGAAATTGATTTCTTGCACTCTATTCATTTACACTTTTTAAGATTCTAAATCGGAAAGCTTAGTATAAATTTTCTCGTTCAAGATTGATAGTGTATTTAAAAATATAGAGTCCTCAGACTTATTTCCGTACACAATAACAATCTCATCTTCCTTTGGTGTGCGGCCTTCACCTTCATAATACCTTGTCATATTATCTTGGCGACCATCCATCAACCGGCAGGAGATCTGACCATATTCATCAGAAAGCTTAATAAACAGATAGTTGTTACCGTTTCTGCTAGTCTTCTTTCGCGCTTCTTTAACAATCCCAACCATCTTGACTGCCTGTCTAGGCTCTGATTGCAGTACTTCGTAGCTGGTAAGCAGTGCATCAGAATCAGTATCTTGGAATACTTCCTTCAGCTTGTAGGTGTAGCTGTAGCCAAGAAGACGCTTTTCAAAGAACCAATTAGCGAACTTCTCGTATTTTTTATTCATTTCATAAATACGTTTAAATGGCTCGTACTTATTTTTAAAAGTATTGTAGCGTTTTTCAGACATTAGGAGCTTTCCATCATCTGCGGTCTGCTTATTCTTCATCGCTTCTGAGATAGTTGTCAATACATCGTGCCCATATTTTGGCGCAAGAAGTTTTACATTTCTCTTTTCTCTGTCAGTAAGCGCATTATAAGTCTGAGCTTCAAGCACCAATCTGCAACGCTTTTCTGTAAAGCTAGATAGAGTTCCAGCTTGAATCAGTGCAGAAAGAACACCAATATTTAATCCAGCTTCTTTTGCGCCATCGAAGCAGTCGATCTTGTTTGAGAACTCGCCCTGACGAAACTCAAGTAGCTTGGATAGGATCTTGTCAGATACTCCTTTGATTGCATTGAGTCCAAAGCGGATATTATCGCCTTCAATTTCAAAGTCTGGCTTAGACTTAACCAAGTCTGGAGCAAGAAGTCTGATCCCAAAGAATGGAAGCTCCTGAGACACCGCCTCAATCTCTTCGTGCGGATCTGGCTCATGTCTGGAGGACTTCAGTAGGGCTAAGAAGAATTCCTTGGGATAATTAAACTTTAAAAACGCGGTCAGCGCCGAAAGTGTTGCGTAGCTAGCTGCGTGAGAAAGATTGAACGAATAATTCGCACTGTCTTCGGCCACCTTCCAGAGCACTTCTGCAACTTGCGAATCAAGACCACTCTCTCTTACCTTATTGGTAATCTTCTCTTTCCAAGCTGGCATCTCGCTAACCTTCTTCTTGCCAATGATTCGGCGCACAGTCTCAGCTTCATCAAGAGTAAACCCTACCTTTACGATCATCTTCATCAACTGTTCTTGGAAGATTGGAATACCTCCAGTAATACTTAGGATGTCGTCAAAGAATGGGTGGACGGATTGGAACTCACCGCTTTCGATGTATCTGGCGTACTGATCTAGGAAGTCCAAAGCACCGGGGCGAGCGAGCGACAATACGCACGCAAGCTCAAGCATATTTCTTGGCTTAACCTTTTTACAAACGTGGAAGTTGGTATTGGCCTCGATCTGGAACAGACCTTTTGGATTCTTTAGATCTTGCAAGAATCCGTAAGTCGATGGCTGATCAAAATTAACTGTTTTAAAATCAAGCCCGAGTCTTTGGCAAGTATCGAATACAACAGATAGGGTTCTCAGACCCAAAATATCAAATTTGACAGTGATGTCGGATACGTTGTTCATATCATATCCAGATACAATTTCACCGTCGCCGGTCTTTTGGAGCGGCATGATATCCTCGTTGTTGTAAAAGGAGATGGAGATGCCAGATGGGTGAACGCCAGTATTCTTGTTTAATCCCTCAATTTTCTTAGCAATCTTAAATACCTTTGGGTTTTTATTACAAAAAGCCCTGAAGATTTCGCTCTCATCATAAGCATCTTTGAGCGCAAAGACCTTACCGAACTGTTTTGGTATAGAGTCGCTTACAGCGTTTACCTCATCTTCGCTCATCTCGCCAACAATCTTGCCGCACTCCTTAATGCAGAGTTTGCCAGTCAATGTATTCATCGTCAAGATCTTACAGGTCTTGCCAGAATACTTTGTCTTAATGTAATTGATTACATCCTGACGACGCGAGAACTCGATATCATTATCTACGTCAGGCATCAGAGATCCATCGAGATAAGTTACCCCATCAACGACAATCTTCTTAGCTCTGCTCTTTGAAACGAATCGCTCAAAGAATAATCCGTTCTTAATCGGATCTACATTGGTGACGCCAATAAGAAAAAGAATAAGCGAGCCAGCAGCAGAGCCGCGCCCATAACCAGTAGGAATGCTATGCTCGTGAGCATAATTAAGAATGTCCCAATTAAGCAGGATATAGTCAGTGAAGCCCAGTTCTTCAAAAACTGAAAGCTCGTACTTTGCTCGTTCATAATATTCTTTTTTATTGTCAAGCTTGTCGATCCCTTTTTCTTTGACTGCCTTGAGGCAGAGTTGACGGAGGAATTCATAATTAGAAACAGAAGATGAGACGCCAAGCTTCTCGTAGTGGCGGGTATCGATTTTGATTTCGGGGAGACGAACACCGGGCGGAACTGGATGCTCGTACTTCTGGAAACTGCTATTAAAATCAGTCATACGTTTACCTCCATAATAAGCTTACGGAAGATCTTATAATTCATTGTGATATCGTAAAGCGCGTTGTGCAGCTTGCTTGGATCGTGATCTATGGCAAAGTGCTTCAGCATAAAGCCTTGACTGGTCTTCAATCCCTTCTCGTAAAAATTCATAAGCTTCATTTGCCAAGGCAAGAGGTCGCCAGATGGCTGGATTCCTTTAAACATTGCAGTAGACAACGCACGGGTGTCAACACATCGGCTCAAAAAACTCCAATCGTTCTTGATCCCGATTGTATTCATCATCGTGTTTAAGATATAAATATCGTAGTTAAGGATATTTTGCCCTACAAGTAGGTTGTTGCTATCATAAAGATAAGGCGCGAACGTCTGCCATACTTCAAGCGGAGCCTTGGCCTTAGACAAGTAATCGGCGTGATTAAAGCCGGTTATTCTAGCTGCTTCTGGCGATACATTTAGATCAGGATACAGAACGAACTCATCGTGAGACTCAAGGATCTTATCGCCTTGGCAAACGATCCAAGATAGCTGCCAAGGGCGCGAAGCAGTCAAAGACAAGCCTTCGGTCTCAGTATCAAATACTACAAACTTCTGATTAAGATTTTGTTTTAAAAGGGTATTCACGACATCTCCTTCCAAGATTGGAAACAGAACTCTTTGCTAGCGCAGCCATTGATTTCTGGCGCAGAGAGAGTTTGATGCTTGCCCATTCTTCTGTTGCAGGCAATCTTATAAGTCAACCAAGCCTCGTAGTCCTCTCTATTCTTATAATAAATAGACTTGACCATAATCGGAGTTGGGGTGAGCGATTTCACCGACTCACCGATAACAGGGTCAAATGGAAGCTTGTTATCTTCCGTAAAGAAAACATGATCGAAGTCTTTAAGGAAAGTAGGCATACAGTTCTTAAAGAACTGCCAGTTCTGCCAAACGAAACTGTCGTAAAACGGCACCGCGATCAAAACATCATCAGTAAGGCGAGTAGCCAAATCATCGTTTGAGATGATGCTATCCTTCTCCGTGTTGGCGAATGTAAAGATTTTACTAATACTTTTAAATCCTGCGTCATTCTTGGCAAAGAGAATGAGCTTACTTTTTGATGAGTCTACTGACTCATAAGAGTTGCAGATATCCATTCTAACACCAAATCTAAGATGGATATCGTGCTTCGCACAGGTTTTAAACGCAGTCAAAAAACCCGTAAGAGAATCTTCTACTAAATGAAGAGTCTTCAGATTGTTTTCTATGGCAATCTGAATGATGCTGTCTGGTCCGTCCTTCTTCTGCTTTTCTGGTTCTGCCAGAGTCAGAATGCTTTTCCCGACAGAAAAGCTAGACTTGAATAGTGGGATCATGCCCACTATCTTACAGGATTTCAATCCCGTGTCAAGTGTTTCGGGCACCCTGCGTAGTATTCTTTCGTAACTTTGTGCCCACCCTTTGCTATTTTAAACGCCTCTTCTTTATCGTCCTCAAAGAATGTTTTGATAATCTTATTGTCCTTGTCCCTGAGAGCGTAATAATTAAAACTGAATTTATATGGACAGTGCCACTTTGGCTTACCATCCTTCTTTAATTCACCCTTCTTCTTGGCAAACCCACAGGCCAGCTTACCGCTAAAAGAGCCATCAGAAGGCATCGGCTTATCGGCGGCAAAGTTTGAATAGGCGTCAGCTTCCGAGAAATTATCGACTACCTTCTGCACCTCAGTAAGCTGGTATTCAAAACTGAGAAGATCCTCATCCGTCAGATGATCCATCTTTAGCAGGCCATCGCCGCCCTTTGAAACGTCAAACTTTAAGAATAAAAATTCAACACGGGTAGTAAGCTCTGGGTCAAGCTTTTTTGACGCCAAGGTATACATCAAATGCTGCATATTGTCCTCAGCATCCTTACCAGCAAATACCGCTTTGCTGGTCTTATAGTCGCGAATTACAGACGTTTTGTCCTTATAAGCGAAGAAGCGGTCAATAAAGCCTTTGATCCTGTACTTCTTGTTCTCTTCGTTAACGACGATATCAAACTCTCTTTCGCTGCAATCTTGAACAGGCTTTCTCTTAGCGTTGCCAAAAAAGTCGTAGCTTAGCCCAACAAGAGTCATTTCCCTGATAGATTCAATATTATCTAGATCAGAAACCTTATTCTTTCTGGCTCTCTTTAATGTCAGCGACTTAACTGACTTGATGCAGAAGATGTCGCCTTTTTCCAGAATCTGATCTACGTATTTCTTTCTTCTTGGGTGCGAAAGAACCTCAAGAATAAGGTGTACTACATCTCCCCTGCTAGCTCCATCATTTGGGGTGTCTGGCAGCTTGAGGACATAGTTGCACCAGTAGGACCAACTGCATTTTTCAAGCGTCTTTATCCTACTAGCTGATAGGGCCGTGTGTTTTGAATCAGACAATTTGATCTAAGAGTTTATTGGCTCGGCTAATCAGAAGCTGCGGAAAGCCATTGGCAATAGCAATTTCGTGAATCTTTTTGATCTGGAGTTCTTTATTTATGCTTTTATTTTCCCAGTTAGAGAAGATATCGGACTCGCCTTCGTTTCTGGCGGTGTGCATATCAAAGAAATCATTTTTAAGCGGTAGACGAATCTCGATCTTTGAGGCGTCGAAGATAGAGCAAAGCTGAAGGAACGACTTACAGGCAGAAATCAAACCGTGGTTAGTGTCACCTTCTGCGTCATTATTTGATGAAATAATGATCTTCTCTGGAGAGAGCGCGACCAATGTAGCGCATAACTTGGATGAAATTCCAAGACCAAATGTTACAAGATTATTCTTATACCCATTCTCAAAAAGAGCCATACTATCGCCAATGCTTTCAACGATAATAACAGAACTCTTAGCTTCAATAGCCTCTTTAACCTCATATGAAGAGTTTCTCTTCATATTCAAAGGATAGATCCAATCGGCGCGCTTTCCTAGATGTTTCCATTTTGGAAACTCTGAATCCTTTTGCCAGAATATAGCTCGTCCAGAAAATCCGTGAATCTGCCCGACTGAATTATAAATAGGAAAAACAATCCTTCGGAAAAGTTGTCCGGCTGTAGCATATCCACATTTATAAAAATCAAGCGTGTCTTTTGATATGCCCTTCTTCTCGTAAAAATCAAGATGTGGTAAAAGATTCGAAAGCAGCGACTCTGGATAGATCTTTTCCATTTCTATTTTCTGTTTTGGCTCTGATTGGATGATAACTTCTGACGAAGTATTTACATACTTATTTATTACCGTAGGATCATTGGTATTAAGAGTAAGCTGAATTAGCTTTTGGATTGGATAGCTCTTGGACCCATTGGCGGCATAGTCTGTCCAAACCCCACTGTTCTTATAAATCTTTACAGCTGTACCATTATCGCCGCCGCGATAAAGCGCTCTTGTTCTCCAGTAGCTTCCATAGTCTTTAAGATTGTAACCCAAAGACTCAAGCGAAGTCTTCAGCTGAAACGAATCAATTGAAGTTTGGGACATCGTTCTGTTCATTATTTTGTTCAAGTGGGCTGATGCCAGTATCCATTGCTCGGACAATATCGCGGAGATCGCCGCGCTCTTCAACGTCAAAGTTGTTAAAACGAAGATTAATAAAATTACGCTTCAAAGTGCCGTCTGGCATTCTGACTGGCTCAACAGCGCCAGCAACGTCAGATCCTAAGAATCGATTTTTAACGAAAATTAATTTATGAGTGCCAAAGTCTTGACCCTCTTCTGCCCGCTCGTCAACGGTCTTTTGGCGAAGGATCGCCATATGAGAGCAGTAGTGAGTGATGCGGTCCGACATTGATACAATGCTTTCGTCGTCATTGATTGCGTCTGCCGCTCTGTTGGTTGTAACACCGCTTCGATTCGATTGAACAGAAGTGAACATCGTGATGCAAGGCTTCTGATCTTGAACGATATCTCGCTGAAGAGTCTTCTTGAACTTGTTCAACATATCGCCAATGACTTGCCATTCTGGCTTACCACTATCGGAATCAGCAGAGGGCTTGATGTAGTCAAAGCTGAAGATCAGGGGATTGCCGCGACCAATCTTGGAGTAGTAAAACCTCTTAAGATTATTGATCATTTGATCAGTGGTCATACCACCGACATTATAATAATAAAACTTTAAGTTCTTGATTTGATTCCAAGTAGCCCTGACCTTATCAACAGTTTCCGCTCCAGCTTTACGCCAGAGACCGCTCTCAAGCAAGTGAACAGGAACGTGACTAAGGGCAGCGCACTGCCGCATAATTACTTCTTCCTTGCTCATTTCTCCGTTATCAAAGTGAAGAACTGGAACATCGTACTTAGCCGAAACCTTTGTAGAATAGTTAAGGGCAAGCAGAGTCTTGCCTACACCGGATCGGGCAACGATAACTGAGATATTACCGGGTCTCAGAAGAGAGCCGTAAATCTTGTTAACAGTTGGGAATGGCCCCAAGAAGCCAAATTCAGTAATAGGATTGTTGCCGCGCTCTTCAATGACATTCTCCATCTCCTCAAAGATGTTAACAGGCTTTTCATCATTGTTTTCATAAAGATTAATTGTCTTATTAAATGCCGAATCAGCCTCTTCGATGATCTTTTGATACGAAGAATCGGGGGCGATCTTCTTCATCTTGTCCGCAACATCCAAGGCTGACCTGTGGATTGTGCGGCGAATAGAGTATTTTTTAATCTCTTTCGCCGCAGAAACTGCGGTGGATTTGTTGGTCTTTCTTAGGGCGAGCGAGCGGAGGTAATCAAAGATATCAATATTATCCTCAAAGGATATTCCAATCTCCTTGATTCGCTGGGCAATAATTATCTCGTCAAGCTTTTCGTTGCCCTCCATGCACTTGCGAAGAATATGGTAGATCGTTTTATGGACCACTGTTTCTTCGGAGTAAAAGTCAGCCTCAGAAATGAAATCGCAGATCTCTGCGTATGCGTCTGGGTACTGGATGAGGCCAGCTAAAAGCTGCTTCTCTACTTCTAGTGAATAAAGCATTAGATTTCGTCGTCTCTAACATCCATCTCTTCAGAGTTCAGGTATTCTTCAAGGGCTTTTTTAAGCCCAAGAGAAGTAACTACAGAATCAAATCTAGTGAAGATTTGAGGCACGCCGTTTTGTGTGCAAACGCACAAGATTAGACCTTTGAAGTTCTCTGCGCCGCCAGAGAGTTCATAGATCTGTTCCACCATTTCTGGTGGGAATAGAAATTCTTTATCCTTTGAGGATTCGCTCATTATAAAATGACTCCTTGTTTTTCGAAGGTCTCTTTGCAGATAAGGTCTGTCTCGTAGATTTCTACCAGCTTTATCCCGTTTGTCAAGCAAAATTGCAGCTTTAAATCGTCGCGGCGAAGCTGGGATAGCCACTTTCGCCGGTCGTTACCGTGGAAGTAGGGGTTATAAGTCTGATGCTGCTTGCCTTGAACCTCTACTGCTATCTTTTTATTTGCATTATAAATATCAAGAGATAAGCGACTTCCAACGACCCTGATCTCCTCAAATACAACGTCGTACTTCCAGTAGGAGAGCAAAAACTGCTTTACTCTCCACTGGATATTGCTCTTTGACTTCGCTTCCCAATTAATTATATATTTTTTAGCGTTCTTGAGAAAGCGCTCTTTGCCGTTTAGAGTCTTAAACTTCATTTGCTGAATTCTCAGCGATAATATTAATGAAGTACTTGTGTAGGGTCTTAGTCAGATTTTCGTTAGCTTCAACGAATTCGAATACGGCATTTTCGCCTTGGAACTTTTCTGGCATATCTACCCCGATATCCTTCGCGATCTTAATCAGATCCTCTGATACAGTATACCAAGCGCCAGCACGGCTCACAAGCTCCCAAGTAAGAAGCATATCGACAATCTCCTTCTCAAGCCATACTGAGCGACCATTTGAGCGCCCATATTTAATTGGATATGTTACTCTGTTCTTACTTTTCTCGTTTGGACTCTTCTTGATATAAATCTTGCAATTGTGTCCAATGATTGGATTCTTTACGGGATCTGGCTTCTTTATATTTGGGTCTTTGAGAATAACATCTCCCTCAAAGCGAGCTTCAAATTCGAAAATAAAATTAGCAAAGTGGAGCAGCGCATTGCCGCCGGTAGCTGATGTTTGGCGAATTGGCGCTGAACTGTATGGGTCAAGCTTGATATCGCTTCTTACTTGGGAGATGAAAATCGCCATATGACCGCGCTTGGTAAGCGCGATTGAGATCTTCTTCATAAAATTAGCGGCAATTACTGCGCCGCCTGCCACCTTTACTGACTCCTCAAATGTCTTACCCATATCATTTTTTGCAATCAGTCCGTCAACCGAATCAATAATAAACATATACTTATTCTTCTCATCATTATTCATAATGAGTTTTCGCATGGCATCTACAACCGTCTCGTAGATATTTGATTCAAAAACAAAGCAAGTTCCATCTTCCCATTCGGATGCGTCAAACACAAACTTAACTCCGCTTCTCTTTTGCATCTCTGGCGACAGACGACCCTCAGCCTTGATATAAAAGCCTTTTGAGTTTGGGACGGTATTGAGGAAGTTTCGCATTACCTCAAGCGATGCAGAAGTCTTGCCGCCTTCGGTAAATCCTACGAAGCGATGGAGCCCCGGTCCTAGACCTCCACCAGTTTGCATATCTAGATTAAGAGAGCCTGTTGAAACCTTATAGTTAACAGGCTCTTCAAAATTATAGTGGTCTTCCTTGTTAGACTTTAAAAAATCTCCAAGAATACTCTTGGATGAAATACCATCTTCCTTCTGTTCTTCTTTTGCCTTCTTGGTCATTGTAGAAAATCCCTAAGTGTTTTTTTAGTTTTGATTTGAGCGTCATCTCCAACCTTTTCAGAGATTACTGGGCGCTCGATTACTTCTGGACGATAGTAAAATTGGTTCTTGTAGCTTTCAAGCTTTTTCTTGCCATAGTCAGAAAAGAACATTGCAAGAGATGCAATCTTTTCTGGAGGAACGAATTGCGAAAGAAACTCAATACCGTAGATAGCTTCAAGTCTCTTGAACAAGACCAACTCCTTGATCCAGAATTCTTTGCCAGCATTCTTAGGAATGTTGACAAAATTATTAATATAATTTCGCCTATTGATCCTTTGCTTCATAACCTAGCTTCACCGACTATACCCAACCTTGTCAAGTGTTTTAAGACTTATTTGCTGCGGCAGCAGATCCGAAATAAAATCCAGTAATAGCTATCAGGCACTGTCTAATCTCAGTAGTAATTAAATTACCAGATATTTCCACAAAAGCGGTTTTTGTCTTATCTGCTAGAAGTCCAAAAAGCCCGCCGCCATCTTGATAACTTACCTCTAAGTAAGTTGGAATTCCGAGTATCGCCATCACAAATGGCGATATTACGATAGAGAATATTACGGACATCACGATCATACGTCTGATTACCTTGCCAAAATCAGCATCTCTATTCGCTGCTTTGTCAGCAGATTCGTCCTGCTTATCAATCGCGCTCATCATCCGGTCAAAGCGGTTCTTACTCTCTTCTGTCTTTAATGCAATTATTCTAAAAATAAAGCCTGTTATGGCCCCGCCAAACAGGCTTATGAGTTCAGTGGTCACACCACTATTTACACTTAAAGCTTGAAAGCTTGTATTGTAAGGGGGAACTTGTTAGTTTCTTTTACGAGTTCTAGCATTTGACTCGCAATGTTGCGAATCTCTACTTGCGCATCTTGTTTATTACGAAGATTTAAGAAGTGATAAAATGAGCGCCAATTAAACATTACGTCGCTAGTGATCTGGGTATTGTACCCCCGAAAGAATCGAGCAGACTCCTTAGCCCGTTTTCTAGTGAACCCAAAGTTCTTAACTAGATCATCTATGCACTTATGGTATAGATCCATCCCCCTCTCTGTGTGAGTAGATAGGATATCTTTCCAAGTATCAGGCCAATCTTCTGGGATTAGAAAATCATCCTCCTTGATTTCTTTGTATCTTGCCGATTCTCCGTTAACGGAAACCCCAACCCTATGCTTGATAAGGTGAATATGAGAAGCAATGTCAGTCTTAATCAAGAAGTGGAGTGATGACTTTTCAAATGGAGTGTGATGTCCATTATCGGCTAGCATCTTGAGTAAATCGCCAATTCTGCCCTTCTTTTCCTCGTTGATTTCCCGACTGGTTGAAGTCCAAGCAGAACAAGCATGAGTAAGATCGTCGCCATAAATTCCTATTAGTTGTACGCTATTTGTTTTGCTCATTGTATATTTTATTATAATTCATTAATACGTTAGAATAATATACAGCATGAAAGAGTGGGCTGGCAAGACTTTCTCCTAGGATTTTTTGATCTTTTTTCAAATTTATTAAAAACTCCTCAAACATATCGCTTCCTAAAATAAAATTTTCTATGGAAAATTCATCCAAATAAATAAATGGTCTAAAAATATCAAAGATATGATAGTACCAAGAGATCTCGTCCTGTTGAACTGGGGGCTTTAAAAATACGCAGATAGAATTCGATGCTAGTGCCCATATCAGCCTTTCCCAAGAAGTAGTGTTGCCGTTAACATTTAAAATATATTTATATTTTAATTGGTCCTTTATGGATATGTATTGATGGGTTATCGAGTCGTCATTACGTCCATCTACAAAATTTGTTATCTTTGCGATAATGTCTTCGTGCCCCTTATACATCTTGCAAAGTTTGGTTCTTTGACAAATTCCATTCTCGTATCTTTTGCCGGTGTCTGAACCAAAGAAAGAAATCTTATTTATTTTATCTTCTAAAGGAATATCGATTTGATTTAAATTTCTACATATTGATTCTACTCTTGGTAAATGAGAGTCTGGAATGCATATGTGCGGACTATTTCTAGGTCTTGCAAAGAAAAACCTAGTCTCCAGTTCTTCGTAATGAGGACCATCGTTTAGGTTAACGATAAACTTAAAGTTTAAATCTTTTAAATCAAAGCGATTTAAAACTTGCTGTGTAAATCCTTCGAAAAAGTTTAATCTTATATTGTCTGTTTCGCCACCATCTCTTAGTTTAATTAGCTTGCCAGAATTTATCCAATACTGAACTTCGTTGTTAGCTAGCAGACAGGTATCAATATTTTTAGGAAGATTGATCCGTCTTTCATCAATTTCATTAAGCAGGCAATATTTTATAAATTTATTCATTAGAGTTTTAAAATAGCGATATGTTATATTACGTTGTAATGTTTAGCGCTGTCGATTATTTTTTGAATCCAAAAATCAGCCAGCAGATGTTTTCTATCAAAATTATTTTTTGCCTCATCTATCTTAATTTTAAGATAGCTTGAATTTTCGAATTCTGATATATCTGTTACTAAATAAACAGGAAATAGGTTATGTATAAATCGGTACTGCAAAGGGTCAAAGCTTATTGCTACCCTATCTAAAAATGCAGTTTCATAAATTCTATGAGTATCCGCCCCATTTCCAATTGGGCATACAACTGCTTCATGGTCTAAAATTCCTTGAATAAACTGATCGTAATTGTTGCTTGGGTTTTCCCAAGTAACGCAAGATTGTGCAATTAGAATATTTTTGATAAAACTTCTATGGGTGCGGTTTGTTTCGATATTAAAATTAGCATAAACTAAATTTCTTTTTGTAAAAGAATTCTTATTTTTTTCAAAAAGTTTTTTTGCTTTTAATGGAGCGTGATCCCAAACATACCCATGACTAAATTCATAGGAGTTGCTATGGTGTCTTTTTGACGGCTCGCTATTTTCTAGACCGATTGGGATAGACTCAAGAATATTATTTTCTGACAATCTATTTTGACAAAACCATTTTTTAATATTTTTTGGCGCTAATGCAACGAGATCATCGCCAATAGAATAGTCACTATTGCCTGTGATTAAAATTACATCATTTTTTAAAAGTTTTATTTTTTCAAACTCAGAATGGATAAAATCTGTTTTGCAGAAAATTATTTTTTCGCCATCATGAATTTGAGATATTTTGTTTATAGATATAGCATCATTCGTGCTCCAGATCATGATTGGTCATTTTTTTGACAAGCTGAAAAAAACTTGTCTTTGGCTTCCAGCTAAGTTCATTTCTAGCCAATGTAGAATCTCCAAGAAGAAGATCTACTTCTGCTGGACGAAATAGCTTTGGATCAATCATTACCATTGGAAGTCTACTATATTTATTAATAAATACTTCTTCTATGGTTCCTTTTTTGCCAAGCCACTGTCCTTCTATTCCAGCGGCTGCAAATGAAAGCTCGACAAACTCTCTTACTGTATGAGTTTCGTTTGAGGAAAGAACATAGTCTTTTGGCTTTTCCTGATGAAGCATCAGCCACACGCCATAAATAAAATCCTCTGCATCACTCCAGTCTCTTTGCGACTCAAGATTACCTAATTTAATAGGTTGAATAAAATTATTAGAATCAATAGCTTTCTTTATTTGAGCTACTCCTTTTGTAATTTTTCTAGTAACGAATTCAGTTCCTCTACGAGTGCCTTCATGATTAAATAGCCAGCCTTGAACAGCGTAAATATCATATGAATCTCTCCAGACTTTAACTATTTGTCTAGCGGATGCCTTGGATGCTCCGTATGGACTTCTTGGCCTTAATGGATGGAGTTCTGTTTGGGGGCTAAACGCTACGTCGCCAAACTCTTCTGAAGAGCCAGCATTATAATATTTGCATTTTGGGAAAAATCTTCTAATTGCTTCAAGTTGATATAAAACAGACATACAATTAGTTTGCATATGATTTACTGGCATTTCCCAACTTGTTCCAACAAACGAGTTTGCAGCAAAATTTATAAAATAATCTGGTTTATGATTTATGATTGCACTGTTGGTGCTTTCTGGGTCCGAAATATCTAAATCAATAAGAGTGAATCTAGGATTTGATATGTGGGCAATATTTTTATGATTAGATACGCTCAATCTACGAATTGCGCCTAGAATTTGATAGTCCGTGTTTGCCAAAAGATAATCGGCCATATGGCTACCATCTTGTCCTGTAACTCCGGTGATAATTACTTTCTTCATTTTTAATTATGAAATTTGAATATAGAAAATCCATGTCTTTCTGACAGATTTTCATATATAAGATTTGATGTTTTTAATAGTTCTTGTCTAGTAAAATAGTTCTTAATGCATGGAATATTTACATCGTCTAAAAATATAAAATTACTCCTATTTTTTAGAATATTGAATTCATGAAAAGTTGTAAACTCGCCTCCGTCTAAAATCAAAAAATCAATTTTTTCTGGCAATTTATGTAAAATATTTGGACAGGTTGAAAGATTTAACAAATCCTGCTCTCTCCATTTAGATTTAACTTCAATTGGAAAATCAGAAAAAAACTTAGGATTTAATGAATTTAAATCAATTAATTCATCAGTGATTTTGCCTAAAAAAAGTTCAATTTGCGGGATTTTTTGGTAAAAATTTTTAGCAATTTCATGCATATCTTTATTAATTTCTAAGGAAATTAGTTTTTTATTTCTGTCCTTTATGGCTTCATATACGCATTTTGTAGAACCCATTCCATTCCAAGTTCCAATTTCAACTATGCTAGAAACGTCTTCACGACTACAAACAGAAGCTATCCATTTACCAGCATCAGAAGACTGTTGAATTTGACCGATCATAAAATTTATATTTAATATTAAATGTCTATTTGACTTTGACTACAGATCTTATTTTACTTTGTTGAATATTTTTTCCCAAAGAGAATAAATTGTATTTTTTCTTTTTTTGTTCTCTTCTCTCATCCTTTCGGAAACATCTTTTAAATTAATATCGTTTGTCAAAGACTTTAAATGATCTATAGAGTCGAAAAGAATTATATTTTTCATAGAATTTTTATCTAGCCAATCACATAATTTAAAATTATGCTCTGCTGAAATTGGATCTAAAAACAAATTAAGGTCGCGAACTCCATTTGTAAAATTTGGATATGTTTTATCAAGCTTAAACCAAGAAATTTCTTCAAGAACTGAGTATGGATTTTTTTTCCATTGTTCAATTAAAAAGTTATAACTTGGCAAGAATAGTGGCATATTTGAGGCGTATCTTTCAAAAAGAGACATGACGGAATTATTATATGGTATCATAACACATCCGCTAAACTTATAAAATTCTTCTAAGGAATAAGCTCCAGAAAATTTATAAAATTTATCTCCAGAAAGATCAAGAGACGATCTATTTCTGTCGAATAATATTTTATCATTTTCAAGGGAGCAGTTTTTATTATCATAGCCACAATAGCTTGATATGTAATAAACCTCCCTGTCTAAAGTTTTCTCCATATGATCTTTATCTAAAAGATTATTAGAACATAAGATTATTTGTTTGTCGTCAATACCTCTTTTCAAGAATGACAAAAACCATTTCAGTTGCTTTTCGTCATTTTGAAATGGAACTTCAAATCTTATTGGGCAGTGAATGATTATTGGTTTTTGAAATTTTTCATACAAAAGGCTAAAAGAAGGGGCGTAAAAACAATAAAAGCAAGATATTTCGCTCAATTCTTCCCTGTATTTTTTATAAAAATCATCGCAAACATATGGATTTATATGCCTCCAAAGATATTTATAGTCTATAAATTTTTCAGTTTTAGATAACCCGCACAAATGAGTATGGTCAGAAAGGCTTTCTAAACGAATTTCATGACCAAGGTCTTTGCATATTTGGGCAAAGTCTCTTACTCCAATATGACAATCTAAATTAAAAAATTTCATTAATTGGTGTAAAAAACTAATTTTTCATCAATAAATAATCCATTGAAGCCATTAGAAAGTAAGTCTTGACAGAATTTACCATCTTCTTTTCTATAAAATTCAAAAGATTCATTAAATTTAACTTTTTCAAAGCATTTTTTCTTAACCGCTATATGCGCATGATGAATCGCGCTTTCGTATGATTCTGAATGAATATTTGTATTTAATGGATTTATAGCTAAATCTTTTTTAATTAAGCTTTTACTTATATCGATAGGTTTATCGTCAATATTTATTGACGAATAAGAATGAACAATAAAGTCTGGATTATGACTATCAAATAAAGTTTTTGTTATTTCTATTTTTTGAAAATGGGGTATGTCATCTATATCAAAAAATACGACAATATCTCCAGAAGCAAATGAGGCGCATATATTTCTAGCGATAGATTGAATAGTTCTTTCTAGACTATTTATATATTTTATATCTATCTTTTTACCAGCAATTTGTAAGTATTCTGTTTTGAAGTAAAGTTCGTCGTCAAAGCCGCTTGAATAAACGATTAATTCATCAGGAGCTTGCGTCTGTTTTTCTAGAGCAGAAAAAAGCTTATCTAGTAAAAAATAATCACCATCATAACAAGTTATACAAAATGACAACTTCATGAAATAGCTCTTTTTAAACCTTCTATGTGCTCTTGAACTGTATTATCGTTTTCGTCAAACACTTCTCCAACAAACTGGTAGCCAATTCTTTTTAATGGAAAGTTTGTTTTTTCAAAAAACTCGTCGTGGACGATCTTGTCGTTCCCCATCAAGGGATACAGTACAGATATGAAAAAATTATAATCTATACCGTAATGATCATCTTTTTTGAAATTTTTTAGTAGATCACCAAGTCCGTATTTATTATTAGGTTTTACGCCCCACATTCCTCCAAGAATAGGAAAAGCATGAGCGGGGTGGTCTCTCATTATATGAAAAGTTTTGTCTGAACTTAACCATTCATCAACTGCGGCTTTTTCTCTTAGATTTAATCTTGAATCAGTATCTCTAAAAATTATAGCTTCGCAGTCTTTGTCTGTGCCAGCTTCAAAGCGCCAAAACATACCAGTCCAGTCCCCAGCTTCATCTTTTAAAACTATTTCACAATTTAGATTAGCGAGACTATCTATAGTTTGTTTATTAACAAATTTAGATATGTAAAATCTACAAGTCCAGTCTGGATAAATCCTTGGCGCCAATTCGGCATTTCTTATCGCACCAACGCAATACTTTGGGTTATCCCCCCAAAGACTAAATGAGATTAGCTTTTTCATTAAAAAGATTTAGATATTTCTGTTTTATTTCTGAGCCCTCTTTAATATTTAAAGATTGAGAGTTTGTTGACAATCCATTGGGGTTATAATAATAAGATCCAACTATATCTTGTATTTTATCAAACCTTGCGCCATTATACAAGCTTCTCATCCAAAACTCAAAGTCTGCGGCTGTTGGATAGCTTGTATCGAATAATCCAAATTTATCATGTAAACTTTTTCTCCAGAAAGGCATGCAGTGAGGAGAATTGTTTTCAATCATGGTTTGGAGAGATACATTAAAGCATGGATAAACATCAGTAAGAGGGTTTTGTTCAAAAGTTTCGTTTGGCTTAAAGCTCCAAGCTAAATATCCATAACAAACATCGCAAAGAGGATTGTTTTCCATATATCGTGTTTGAGTCTCAATTGAATTATTTTTTCTTCTATCGTCTATGTTCCAATTGCTGAGAATTGAGCTTTTTGATAAACCGACTCCTATATTCCAAGTTTCGTATATTGAGTATTTTTTATCTAGCTTTTTATAAATTAAACTAGGGTGTTTGTATTCTAATATTATTTTTTCGCTATTGTCAGACGAGTATGCATCAAGCAATAGAATTTCAACTTCATCTATAAATGTTTGAGAAATGGCATTCTCAAGAAACCCGTGTAAAAATTTTTCGCCGTTATAGATAGATGTTAATATGCTTGCTCTTGGAGTTTTCATTTTTTGTAATTGCATATTAAAATTCACTTCCCCAGCCTACGGATAAAATACTTATAGACTTTCCGTTTATCATTGATCTATTTATCTTGTGATATTTAGCTTTGGACAATCTATAGCCCCAACTCTATTAATAATATTAATATTTAAATTATGATTAAAAGATAAAGTTTTTGATAAAATATATTCTGGATCGCCCCAAATTTCAGAATTAAAAACTGAAGAATGTTTTAAAAAGCAACTGCTATACTTGTCCATAGAGTCAGAATCACCAAAGGCAAATTGGTCATCCATTACACATCCTTCATATGCATTTGCATAATATATAGAGTTTTGATTTACAGATAAATCATTAAAAAAATCTAAATCTAATATTTTGTAATCTGGTCTTGTTCTAAAGACAATATCATATTTTTTGTTATTTAAAAATTCTTGATACTTTTTCAATAAATTTGCCTCATAAATTAAGAAAAACATTCTTGATGAATGAATTACTTGGCCGCTAATTAATTTGGCATTAAGGTTAAATTTTTTATCAGTTAAGTTAAAATAATTTATTGGAGAATATGTAGAGCCATAAAACCTATCATCAAATAATTTAACAAAATTAGTTTGATATATTTTTTTTATATTATTTTCATCAATGTTATTTTTTGCTAAACTAGTATCTGCAAGTCCATGTTCGCTTGACCAGCTATTTAAGGCTTCCTGTTTATCCCAAGTTGCAATAAAAATATCAACCTTTCCATGCTGTTCTAGTTTTTTTCTGAATAAATTAAAATTATCTATTAATCTATCAAAGTTTCGTAAATGTCCAGATAGACAAACTGCAATTTTTTTATTCATAAATGCATTCTCAAATCATCGCTACAGACACCATATATCTGTTTAATGTTTTCGTTAAAAAATTCTTTACTAGGCATGACTAATATTCCTGTCCCTGTGTACTTATTTGGATACGCCCAGATTATTCCTTTAGATGTTAAAGTATAGTCGTCTTCTTGGTGCCAAAAGCAGTGAATGCCCAAGTCAAGCATTTCCTCCAGCGCATATATATTTTTAGCGTGACACCATAACATTTCTTTATTTTTTAATAAGAAGGATTTATTTATTTGATGTTGGCTGTGATCATGACCGAGAAACCATTTTTTGTCAAAAAATCTAATATCTATTTCTACTGGAATTCCCATAGAAATAACTTTATCGATTTGCTTGATGGTGTTTTCTTTCGACGGATCTGGTCCATCAATATTACCTCTATGAGAAATTATTAGCATATTTTTCTAACCTGTTGTTTATTTAAATTTGCAATACTATTTTATTATTGTTAGCTATTTTTAACTATCCAAAATCTTCGGATTGCTTGCTGGAATATTTTATTTCCATTCAATTCCCAATCATATATATGCATGCCACCATTTAGACTACTGTCGGTGTACATTTTATATTGTTCGATGCCAAGACTATCAAATATATCTTCAACAAATTTTTGCGATGGATAGCCATCAATTTGGGTTAAAGACTGGTCAACTCCAATGCGATCTACTTTGAATATTTCGTTTTCAAAAGAATTAAAAATAACACTTTCCAAAAACATTAATTCGCAATTTTTAATGCAGTTTATTAAGTGTTCTGCGTGATATTTTTCTAAGTGATATAATAATCCAAAATTAATAATTATATCAAATTTTCCATATGTCCACTCAGGAGTATCTAAATCACCTAAGATTACATTTAAGTTTGGGTAATCTCGTTTTATCTGATCAATGTTAGATTGGCGACCTTCAACAGATAGTACATTTGCCCCAAGATTACGAAAATATTCTCCGATATATCCATTAAATGGTCCAAGTTCTAAAATATTTTTTCCGCTGAAAAAATTTTCGCCGTATTTAGATATTATAAATTTTATACGATTATTTTGCCAATCTGGATGATACTCACTATTTTTGATTTTATTATTCATAATTTTTCAAATAGTAATTCAAGTCTTCTGGAGTACCCAATCCCCACATCTTTTCTATGTGAAAAGTTTTAAAAATCTTTGAATCTTGTATCGCTTCATTATAAACTGGGCAGATGTAAAACTCATTATTGACGCGAATGTTCTTAATTATCATTTGCTCGGCATACTTGACATAATCACTGCCGCGCCTCCAATGATATATTCCAACAGAAGCTTTATCTGATATTGGATTTTTTTCTGCCACCTCCAATATTACTCCATAATCATCAGTTTTGCAAAAAGACCATTTGGGATGTGTCGCTGTAAATGTTAATATTCCTCCATCTATTCCATCTGCTTCCATGCTATACATAAATTTTGAAGAGTCCCATTCAACAAATTGATCGGAGTTTGCAATCAAAAGTGGGTTGTCGTTGTTTATGTATTGTTTTGCAAGAAGAGTTGTGCAAGCCGCACCATCAGTAACTGAGTCTACCTGTACTATATTGCAATTTTGAGCAATATTATTAAGCACTGCTTCTAGATTAAATTTATCGTAATGCTCTTTTAAGACGATGAATGTATAGTTAGCTTCTACATTTAGATTTTCCACGACAAGCTGTATCATTGCCTTTCCATTTACTTCAATTAGAGGTTTTGGGAATGTGTATCCAGCTTTTTCAAATCTACTGCCCCTGCCAGCCATTGGGATAAGAATATTTAAATTTTTATTAGTCCATTTCATTGCTTTTGTTTTTTCTTCATTAAATTTCTTACAAAAATCTACTATATCCCCATGTTTCAATTCGTCTGGGGAGGCAACTGGAAATATCAAAGCTCCTGATCTTTCTGCGGCAAGTCTTCCGACATAAGAATCCTCTACGATTATTGTACTTTTAGGATAAGACTTGGCTACGATCATCGCCTTCAAAAATATTTCTGGACTAGGTTTTCCAGAATGAACATCTTGATTTGATATAAAAAAATCAACATATGGCATCAACCCTAATTTTAGGATTGAAAGTTTAACTGTCTCTCTTATCGAATTAGAGCAAACACAAATGGTGTAGCCAATATTTTTTATCTCTTTAAAAATTTTTATTAAAGAGTCGTCTTGTTTGACTTCATTAATAAATGTTATTGTAGCCTCTTGCTTTGCGTCCCAGACCAACTGGAATTTATCAATAGGGAGTCCTTTATTGGCATGCAAAAGTTCTAATTTTTTTTTAGTACTAAGGCCATCGTATTGCAACAAATGCTCTTTTCTGGTTATAACGTATTTTTGATCTACGTTTTTTAGTGAAGTATTTAGGGCGTTGTAATGAATTTCTTTTGCGTCTATCAAAACGCCGTCTAAATCAAAAATTATTAATTTCATTAAGCTTAATCCTCAATAATGGAAATAGAAAACCATTAATATCCATAATAGGATATTACGATTATGGCAAGGTTTGTCAATAGCTAATTATTACTCTGTAGATTCGGAGGACAAGTAATCGTAAACTGTACCAATGTAATCATCAATTACAGTAATCTTAGCGGCAACCCATGGCTCAGTAATTTCCATGGCAGCTTCTGGATTGGCGTCGATCATTGCCATCAATTGTTCCGCTTTTCTTTTGATTGTTGATAGGTTTTGATAAGCCATGTCAACAGCCTCTTCTTGATAGTCGATCATGTCTTCGTTCTCATTCTCGACTTCTGGGGCTTCAGTTAAGCTTGGATTCTGATTAATGAGATTCTGCTGCTCATACATGTCCTCCATGTCCATCACATCCATCATCTCTTGACCGAGGGAGCCCTTGGTGACTTGAGTTACAGATTTACCGCCTTCCCACATTCTGCAACTCCAATAGCGAGCTTTCCATTTTGGACCGGGATTGGTATCGCACTGATGGCGAGCGCGGAAATTTTTGCGTCTTTCTGGATCATCACGTTTGATCTCCATATTTGGATCACCAAACTTAACCATGACAACATTGCCCTTGGGATTCTTTACATATACGCCGAATTTCTTTTTTGAGCCAGAAGGAAGGCGGAACGGTTTATTCAGAGTTTTCTTTTCTGCTTCTGTATATGTAAGCTCAATAGATGCCTGAGCTTTTTCCCAAGCTTGTTTGCTTGGGCGCTCAGGAGAACCGGGCTTGGCTGCGCGATAGTTTTTGCCCATTCTTTGCTTCTTTTTTCTAATATTGTCCCAAAGTCCAGATTTTGAAATTTCGGATATTTGTTCTGAAAAGTCTAGTTCCATATTATTCTTGTTCGTCTTGTGGTTCATATACTTCGTTCATTTCTTTAGTGGAAATGTTTGAATTTGAAAGGTCAAATGAGGCGATGATTAATTCCACATCTTCGAAATCAATTGACGCTGTTGATTCGTCTGTGATGCTTTTCATTTCATAGCTATCCGCTTTTGCTATATCTTGATCGGCGGCTCTGTACGCATCTTTAACTTTGCCGCCAGCCATCATTTTCAAAAACATGTTTACGCGAGCCATTGCCCATTGACCGCGACTTTTACCCGGTCTGCTAGATCCAGAGAAGGCTCCTGCCCCTCTTCTGTATACTTTTTTTAGCTGAGAAAGCGTTACTTTCTTTGAGTATTTTTTATTATGCTCTTGCACTTTTTTTCTTAAAGCTTCTGTGACTTTTTCGCTGAAAGTGATAGCGGCTTTTACTACTTTTTTATCGTCTTTTCTTTTAAGTGCTTTTTCGGCTTTTTCTTTGGCGTCTGGGGATGTGCCAGCAGAACCAGGTTTATTTTTTGGAGATCCCTTCAGCCTGTCCTCTGGTTTAGCCGGTGTTTGAGCTGCGCTTCTTGGGCCAGATCTTTTTCTAGCCAAGATCTTTTCAGAAAAATCAAGTTCCATAGTATTGTTATTTACACTAAAAGATTATCGCTTTTATATTCTTTTTGTTTGGATAAGAAGCTAAACTTATATAGGTTCCATTTTGCGGTTCGATTACGAACCACCCATCGTCAAGCCAAACAATATTTAATGAATGCCATATGCCGTTACCGTATTGGATACCAGCGAACTCCTCTAGCTGCTCAACTATCACGGTGCCACAAGCTAGCTGAGATGTCAAGCTGCTATTCAAATTATAGTTCGAAAAACTATAGGCCACCATAAAAAAATCACTGAAATTATCGCAATCAAAAGAATTTGCTACAAAATAAACGTCGTGATCAATGATCATTGTGATCCACCAAGTGGCATATTTATTAAACCAAGAAAGAGTGGCGAAACTGTAATGCTTATCTCGAAATATGACATCAACATTTGTGTCTAGTCCGGTCTTAAGAAGAGTTTCTCTCAGGTAGTTCGTATCATAAGATTTGCTAATACTTTCAGTTTTTGGAGATGTTTTTAAAAAAAGAAGACCATCCTCAAACCATGAATTAATATTATTTCGGCCAAATCTTTTAATCGGTTGTGACTCGTTGATTGGGTTGTATTTATGATAGAATTTCTCAGCAGTCCGAGATAAAAATACAGACCCCAATCCAAGCAGCAATCCTGCGAGGAAAAAGTAAATGTTTTTGGCCCGATTTCTCATCTAAAATTTTACACCCGATTTTGGTTTTCCCTCCCCCTTAACCCTTTCTCCCTTCCCCCTTCTTTCCCCCCCTCAGACTCCCCCCCTATTATCCCCCAAC